TGCAATACGCTTTATATTTACCATGTTCACAATAAGCGGAACCGCCACATTCTTTACAATATTGTTTTAATTTACCATGTTCACAATAAGCGGAACCGCCACATTCTTTACAATATTATTTTAATTTACCATGTTCACAATAAGCGGAACCGCCACATTCTTTACAATATTGTTTTAATTTACCATGTTCACAATAAGCGGAACCGCCACATTCTTTACAATATTGTTTTAATTTACCATGTTCACAATAAGCGGAACCGCCACATTCTTTACATTGTGATTTTCTTTTATTGTGTTCGCATATTTGTGAACCACCGCATTCTTTGCAGTTATATTTTTTTTTTCCATGTTCGCAAAAAGATTTCGGTGAACATTCTTTACAGAGACTTTTAATTTTATCATGTTCACAAAAAGAAGAACCACCACATTCTTTACATTTATAAATTTGTTTTCCATGGTCGCAAAATAATATAGGCGAACATTGTTTACATTTATATTTAATTTTATCATGTTCACAAAATGTTTTAGGCGAACATTCTTTACATATTTGTTTATTTTTGCCATGAGCACAACATGCTGAACCGCATCCACATTTTTTACAAGAACTCTTTTGTTTACCATGATCACACAATGATGAACCACCACACTCTTTACATGTTCTTTTAAATTTTCCATGTTCACAAAATGATGCTCCACCACATTCTTTACATGCGTATTTATTTTTGCCATGCTCGCAAAAAACTGACCCACCACATTCTTTACATGTTTGCTTTTGTTTACCGTGTTCACATATTCTCTTTCCACCACATTCTTTACATTGTGATTTTCTTTTATTGTGTTCACAAATACCTGACCCTCCACATTCTTTACAATAACTCTTTTGTTTACCATGTTCACATTTACTCATGTTTATAGAATTATTAATATAATATAAAATATATTATATTAATAATCAATTTTATATTTATAAAAAATTTTATATTTATAAAAAATAAGTCGGCATTTTACTTGCTACTCTTATAAATGTCCAAATGTATAAATATAATTTTTTAAATAGAAAATTGATATAATTTAAATATATTAGATAAATATATACAATATGTCTTTAGGTTCAAAACAAACCATGGCTACAGAATCATCTTTAACATTTACCAAATATAAAAAATCAACAGACATTAGTATTTATACCCCAACATTAATTACTCGAAAAATTCCTATCGGGATTATACACGTGGGGAAAAATATTAAACAGACACTTGAACGGATTATCGCTTCGCAAATAGAAGGAAAGTGTGTTGTGGAAGGCTTTATTAAACCTGGTTCGGCAAAGATTGCGACTTATTCTAGTGGAATTGTAAAAGCCGATGAAATTATATTTGATATTACATTTGAGTGTATGGTCTGTTCGCCTGTTGAAGGAATGCTTATTAATTGTGTCGCAAAAAATATAACAAAAATGGGTATTCGGGCAGAAACAAATGAAAATCCTAGTCCGGTTGTTATATTTATTTCTAGAGACCATCATTATACCTCTTCTTACTTTTCAAATATAAAAGAAAATGATGACATTCAAGTCAGTGTTATTGGTCAGCGGTTTGAATTGAATGATAAATATGTTTCAATCATTGCGAAGATAGTTGAACCGAAAACAGTTGTAACCAAGGGCGCGCCAACGAAGTCGGTGGTAAAACGACCAGTAGCAAAACCAAAGATAATGATTTCCACCGAATAAATTATTTGTAAATTATGTGCAAAATAAGATATTAATAAATATAAATTAGTTAAATACAATTTATTTTTATTAACTATATATGTGTTTAGAAAAGTTAAAGAACAGAATAGAAAAAATGAGTAAACATCATCAAATAGAAGTACTAAGACTATTAATGAAATTTGAAAATATAAATAAAAATTCAAATAATAATGGAACTTTTGTAAATTTATCAAAACAAACGCCTGAAGTAATTAAAGCACTAGAAGATTATGCCGATTATGTTGATGAACAACAGCAAGATATCAATGAGGTGGAAAAGTTAAAGGGCGAGTTAGAGAAGGATTTTTTTAACGATAATAAGGGCGTTAAAGCCTAAGTATAAAGCATAACATAAAGATAATAAAGATAAAACTATGATATAATATACCACCATGACATCGTCACATACAACTTTAAAAGAATTTATGTTTACATCTGAAAATATTGAAAACATAAATAATTTATATAAAAAGAGAACTGTTACTAATGATAATAGGGCTAAACATGAAGGTATAGCAAAAAAAGAAGTTATGAGTCCAACTAAAGTTATGATTAAAAAGGAAGAAAATTTTACACCTTTACAAAAAGATAAACTGTTTTGGTGTTTTTACATTATACTGAAGGGCATTGATGATTATGAAATGAATAAAAATACCGCATTTGCTACTGAAAAGAAATTTAAAATTGATACAGTAGAAAAACTCCGGTTCATGAAAGACAAACTAAAGGAATTAAAAATTAAAAGGAATGATATTGAAGATGAATTAGTTAATAAAGAATGTATTTCAACTAAAAGTCTACAAGTGCTTTGTTTAATTTATAAAATATCAATCATAAACATTTCAGGAAAAAAGTACAGTGAATTTTTATTTGCGGAAGACGATAAAATAACAGGAATTATAGAGCAAAATAGTGAATTATCGGTTAAAAATACTATTGACTTGGATTATATTTCAACAGTGAGAAAGAGTTATTGGTTTATTGAAAATATTCAAAAGCCCTTAAGCGCGCCTTCTGCCTATACAATTAAAGATTTACAAGATATTTCTACAAAATTAGGCATAAATTTAGTTTCTAACTTGGGAAAGAATAAAACAAAACAACTATTATATGAAGAAATACTGACATATATGTAAAAACGCAAGTATGTAAAAATGTAAATTTAGACATAATATTATATTCCTAATGTATATACTATTATGTGCGCTGACCGATGTTTTTCTAATCCAAATAAATGTGATAATTCTAGTGATTATATAAGGTCAACTAAACAAAAAACAATATTTAAGGATCTCGTAAATCAAGTTCAAAATCAAACTAACTTTATTAAAAATAATGGTGTTAATTACAATGAGAATTTTGGTTTACATAATAATTGTTTGGCTTTTGCGAAAAGTTATGATTTGCTTTTAGATGTGACGAAAGGGAAATATTATACCACCCCTGTTGAAGACCCCAATTGGGTAAGCAATGAATCATGGAGTGCCGGGTTATATTCCGTTGATTATTCAGCGAATAATGTAAATGTAGTGGTGGACACTTCCTATAATGCCGGCAACGGTAATCATATTATCTTTCCGATAACACAACCGGCTGAACTAGCCGATATTTCCTGGAATGGTCTGTATCCGGGAGTGAGAGTGGACCCGAGTTATAATATTTTTTACAATGAATGCGAGGGCGAAAATTATTGGCGGGAAAAATTAGTGGATATGAGTTTTAATAATACAAATTATTATAGCCAAAGCAAACAGCAATCAGAAAAATTGTATGGAATGTATTATCCGGCAAATATTAGTTTTGATATTTGTTTATGCAGTATAATAAATATAGATATATCAACTATTGCTACCAATACTGGAGGTAATAATTGGGCTGTTATAGAAAATAAAACAATTGAAAAATGTCAAATATTAAATATAGATAATGGTATAAAATTAAATATTTCTACTACTTTTACATTAACGGTAAAAGGCATACTTAACAACAATGGGATAATTACCAACAACTTTGACGTCATTTTTGCCACCCCCAGTACAATTAATAACGATGGAGGAATAATTAATAACAATGTTGGAGGCATAATTACTAACAACTTTGACGGATTAATTAACAACAATGCTGGCGGAATAATTAATAACAACGGCAGCATTACTAACAAAAATGACAGCAAACTTACCAATAACGCAGGGAGCATAATTAACAATGCTGGTGGTATAATTACTAACGATAATGGAGGTGGTACAATTCACAATAACGCAAGCGGCAGAATTAATAACACATCAGGCGGAACAATTATTAACAACTATATAATTAGAAACTTTTCAGGCGGAATAATCGCCAACTATGATGGAGGTATAATTACTAATAATAACACATTTTTTAACAGCGGAAATGTGTATAATCCATTCATAAATGTTGGATGTGGAGTAGGAACTTATACTGGTACTATATTAATAAATCCGATAATAAACGCATGTCCACCCTAATTAAGAAACCCCTCTACTAAAAATTACAAATAATTATGAAACAAATAATTATGAAACAATAAATTATAAGATTAAAAGTTATTCCATATAATAATATAAAAAATTGATTAAAGATGATATAAATATTATAGTTTATATTTATATAACCAATGAATCCTCAACAGCAACTACGAAATAGTATGTTGAAAGTGTATTTAGACAATATATTAAAACCGAAAAAAAATGAGTTACTAGAACTAGAAACCAAATTTGGGACAATTCCCGGAATAAAACCGATTACGCGGATAGATTATGAAAATGTAATTAAAAAATTAAAATCTTCAGGTTTTACATTAGATTCAAATAATTATTTACTCCGCATTCAAAGTGAATATACCGACGTTAAAACTGGTTTAACCCGCACTTCTAATATCCGCGCCGAAATCACGAGTTTACAAGATGCACGAACGTATTGTAAAACAAATAGCATTGATGAAATTAAATATGGTATGTCTTTTATTCAAAAACAACCGTATAACAAATCTATTCCGCCCGTGAATTATTCAGATTTTAATTTTCGTATGACTTTAAGCAATGAAACAACAATTGACCGCGATTCTTCTCTTATTAAAGGCTTAACTGATAACTGGTCTAATAATAAGAAAATATTTCGTTATATGAACCGTTATTCCTTTAAACACCCAGAACTTCCTTTTATAATTGATTTAAGTATTGTAAAGGAATCGGACCGAAAAGGCGGTAAATATCCGGTCCCGCAATATACTATTCAAGACTCTGGAGTGTTTTCCGGGAATGAGCGATATGAAATAGAAATTGAATGCATTAATTCTATGATTGGTCCAGGAACGGCTTTTAATAGCGTAGAAGAATTAAATAACGCAATGAATAGAGCAGTAAAAATTATTTTGTCCGGTTTACAGGAAACAAATTATCCAGTGTCATATAAAGAACAAACTGATGTATTAAATTCTTATATGAAACTCTTATGGGGTGATAAGCATAAAGAATATTCCCGCGTTTATCCAAAAAATTTTGTTGGACCCTCCTCTTATACATTACAAGTAGAGAATGCCGTGCTAGATACAGAAGGCCAATACAATGTCCCTAATATTCGGAATAATTATACTGTGACAGATAAAGCCGACGGTGATAGAAAACTCGCGTATATTTCAGAAACCGGCAAAATTTATTTAATCACCACGAATATGGTGGTCCAATTTACGGGCGGTATTACTAAAAACAGCGATTTATTTAATTCATTATTAGACGGCGAACATATTATTCATGATAAACGAAAAAAGTTTATTAATTTGTATGCCGCCTTTGATTTATATTATCTTAAAGGAAAAGATGTTCGGTCGTATAAATTCTCGCCAATAACAGTTGAAGAACAAACCGGAAAAGAGGAATTTCGCTTGATGTTATTAAAAAATTTAATGACCAATTTGAAAATTGTTTCGGTTGTCCAAGACGCAAAAATTTCTCCCATTAGAATGGAACGCAAAATATTTTATGCGCAGAGCGGGACACAAACAATATTTGATGGCTGTAATACGCTCCTACAAAGAATAAAGGATGGTTTATTTGAATACGAAACGGATGGTTTGGTTTTCACGCCAGCCAGTTTAGCCGTGAGTTCAAATAAGGTCGGCGAGACGGTTGACCCGGTCAAAATTACTTGGAGTCATTCCTTTAAATGGAAACCCGAGGAAGCGAATACCATTGATTTCCTAATCACCACCAAAAAAAATACAAGCAACGGCGACTATATTGGCACTAGCTTTGCGTCGGGATTAGATATGAGCTCTTCAAATCAATTGACTGAATATAAAACCTTGATATTGCGGGTGGGTTTTGAAGAAGGCAAAGAAGGTTATGCTTATATTAATCCCTGCCAAGATATTATAGATGATAAGCTGCCCGGCGGTAGTGGCGAAGGTGAAGCAAAGGGCGGCTATATCCCCATGCAGTTCTATCCGACAAATCCATCGGACCCATATGCCGGGGTAACAAACGTGCCTTTAAAAGAAACAGGTGCGATTGAAAAAATAATGTTGACTGAAGAAGGTGAAGTCATTGAAGATAATATGATTATTGAGTGTCGGTACGTTAAAGAAAATGAGCAATTTTGGCGATGGGTGCCGTTACGTGTGAGATACGATAAAACAGCTGATTATCGGTCTAGCCCAAAAAGCACTAATTTTGGCAATGATTATAGAACCGCGAATAACAATTGGCGGTCGCTCCATAACCCGATCACCGAAAAAATGATACGAACTGGTCAAGATATTCCGGTTGATGCTGGCGACGATGATGTGTATTATAACCGGGTGTCGGGCTCCATCGGCGACAATACCAAGGCCTTGCGTGATTTTCATAACTTGTTTGTAAAAAAATTACTGATTACGAATGTAGCGAAAAAGGGCGATACATTAATTGATTTGGCAGTTGGAAAAGGAGGAGATTTGCCTAAATGGATTGCGTCGAATCTTAAATTTGTTTTTGGCGTAGATATATCTAGGGACAATATTCAAAATAGATTAAATGGAGCTTGCGCACGATATTTGGGTTATAGAAAAACAACCAAAAATATGCCACATGCTTTATTTGTTCATGGCAATTCTAGTATAAATATAAGAAATGCTACTGCGATGTATTCCGATAAAGATAAACAAATAACTAAGGCGGTCTTTGGGCAAGGGGCCAAAGATGTAAAGGAATTAGGCAAAGGTGTATACAATCAATACGGCGTGGCTGCCGACGGATTTAATGTATCTTCAATTCAATTTGCGTTACATTATATGTTTGAGAATAAAGAATCGCTTCATAATTTCCTAAGAAATGTTAGTGAAACAACCGCGGTTGGGGGATATTTTATTGGGACCAGTTATGACGGTAATGAAATATTTAAACTATTAAAAGATAAAGAAATTAATGAAAGTGTATCTATATTTGATAATGAAAATAAATTATTAGAAATTACCAAAAGATACAATGAAATTGAATTTCCGGATGATAGTAGTTCACTTGGATATAAGATTGATGTATTTCAAGAATCTATTAATAAAACCTTTGCTGAATATCTAGTTAATTTTAAATATCTTACTAGTATGTTAGAAAATTATGGATTTGTCCCTTTAACTAAAGAAGACGCGTCTCGTTTGAATATGCCGTCTAGCAATGGATTATTTAGTGAATTATTTAATAAAATGAAAGACGAAATTAAACGCAATCCGAGAAATGCGAGTTTATATAAAGATGCGATGAATATGACTGCAGGAGAACGGAAAATATCCTTTCTAAATCGGTATTTTATATATAAAAAGGTTCGTAATGTTGATGCGGATAAATTGGCCACGAATTTAATCAGTCAATCAGTAAATATTGAACTGGATGAAGCCGACGCATTAAGATTACAAAAAGAAAAAGTCTTAACTGTTTTACCTGGTCTAGGTGCGCAACCAAGTGCTGATACTGCGGTGCCTGCACCTGCGAAAAAATCAGCAGTTAAACGACCTATTAAACAAAAGGCAAAATTGGTATTAACTCAAGAAGAACCTGAGAAATTATAATATAATATAAATTATAATATAAATTATAATAGAAAAATAATAATTTATATTTACGATCATTTATACTGATTTCATTTATACTCATTTCATTTATCAATGACCACTTCCTTTGCGACCTTTTTTATTACTTTATTAATATTTTCTTCATCGCCATCCATTACTTTACTCATTATTTTCATATACTCATCACTTTGATTTGATTTACTATCCATACATTTTGGATGTGTCTCCTTCCAGGTGGTTAATAATTGGTAATTCTTCTTATTCACTCCCCTAACCGCGGTTAACATTTGTTTAGTCTCCTGTGTGTCTTTTTCCCATTTATTTTCCTCCTTTATATAGAGTGTTTCTCTCTTCGCGTCGCTACAATGAACTGGTCTTTTATACATGTCTGTATCATTTAAATGTTTAATTATAATGTTAGACATCCCTTCAATATAACCATTTTTTCCAATATTTTCTAAATCAGATATTTTTAGTTGGATAGAATTAATAAATTCAGACATATTTAATGCGTCCTTACATTCCTCATTCAGAAAGAACTGGAGATTGAAGGTTTTATTATGACTATTTGTATTTGTATTTGTATTATTTATAGTTGTATTGCCTGGCTGTATTTTTTGGCATACATCAACCATTTGTTTTTGTAGGTCATTATTTGTTTTTACTAATTCCATAATCATGTTTTTAAAATCTTTATTATCATTTATTAATTCTTTATTTTCATTAATTAATAATAGAATTACATTATTTGATGCGTCATTAATACCTTCATCTTTTATACTCGCGTCTTTTATAGATTCGGCTTGATTAATTTTACATATCTTTACATGTTTCCATAATCCAGAATTACTTTTATAAAGTTTATTACATTCATTGCATTTATATTCAATGGCGATTTCGGTAATTTCCTCAGTTTCCATTTTATTTCCAAATTCATGTTTTATATGCTTTTTAGTAGATAAATGTTTTTTATAATCACTCTCTTTACGGCATCCATAGTCACAAAAATTACAAATATATTTCTCAACGAGTTTTGGCGAGCATATTTTTTCCATCATTCTTTATATATGGAAATATAATAATTCGCCTAAATACTTTTATTTATATAATATTAAATTATAAAAAAAGTTACAATAACAAACTATTTCACTAAAAAATGAAAAACAGACCATTATGGTCTAAATTCATTTTTTGGCTTTTTTTCATTCAAAAGAGTTTTACAAAAGTCCATTTTGGACATTTATAAATGTCCATTTTCCATTTTTGCAAAACTCTTTTGAATGAAATTTTCATGATTTTTCTTTAAGTTCAATAAATATCAATATATATTAATCGTTTTTATTTAATCGTTTTTATTTAATTCATCAACAATATCTTTAAAAGCATCCCATGTAATAGATCGCCAAGCAATATTTCCTTCAGTTGTTTTTGGTTGTGTATAATGTAATCGTATTTCATCATTATTATCATGAGAATAAGGAGTTATCTCTTTGATAACATGATAGCTACCTAGACGAGCGATACCAATATCAAAATTTCCTTCAATCAATAATTTATACATTTCTTTATTCGTATTCCGACCTAGGCAAACATATCTATATAAATCATAACTATTAGACCATTGGTCATTGTTAAAAATCGCATAAGTCTCTGCGCATGTAACAGTTTGAAAACGAAATGCCAATTTTAATTTTCTCAATTCGCATTGTTCTTTAATAAATTCCGTATCATTTGTATTTGGAATAAATTCTAGTCCTTCATCTGTTTCATACATTGGTTCAATTTGGATACAATTCATTTTGATATTAAGAGTTATATGATATTGTTTGATATATTGGGTTTCAATTTTTAGATTAATTATATATGTATAATTATATATGTATAATTATACATATATAATTATAAAGAATATAAAAATTTATTATTATAAATATTACCTTATACATGACTTATTTTTTATTGCCGCAAATAAAAGCATATAATTTAAAAACTAACATTATTTCTTCAGTAATTTGTTCCCTCTTTTCAGAGGAAGATATTCATCAAATTATTATTAATAAGACACTTTATAAATATATTAGTTTAATTAAAACACAAATAGATGATTGTTCAATGGAGTGGGATAAATATAAAAAATATTCAAATCAATATGAATATATTCACACGTTAATACCCAATTCAAAACAATCTATATGTACCTTAAGCCCATTATCGCGGTCATTTTATAAAATGATTGAAATATGTAATTTAATGAATATAATGCCCGGTCTACCGCCAGTATGTAATAGTTTTCATCTGGCCGAAGGACCTGGTGGTTTTATTGAGGCACTGGTTCATCTAAGAAATCAACCAAATGATGTATATTACGGCATGACCCTAATAGACAATGTAGATAATAATGTGCCTGGTTGGAAGAAAAGTAATAACTTTTTAATAAAAAATAAAAATGTTATAATTGAAACCGGGTTAGATGGAAAAGGCGATCTAATGAATCCTGAGAATTTACGCTATTGTTATACAAAATATAAAGGCACAATAGATTTAATAACAGCAGATGGAGGTTTTGATTTTTCAGTGGATTTTAATAATCAAGAAAAAACTAGTTTAAAACTTATGTTTTGTCAAATCGCGTTTGCTATTGCCATGCAGAAAGAAAAAGGTACCTTTATAATTAAATTTTTTGATACTTTTACAAAAATGTCTATTGATTTGTTGTATTTATTATCTATTATCTATGAACAGGTGTATTTTGTAAAACCACATACTAGCAGGCAAGCAAACTCAGAAAAATATATTGTTTGTAAAGGATTTTTGTTAAATAATGTGGATGATATTATTAAAAAAATGTATAAAATAATGAACGATTTTACGCCAACAAATAATCTTATATCATTATTTAATTTTGAATTGCCATATTTTTTTACGAAACAAGTAGAAGAATATAATGCTATTTTTGGCCAACAACAGATTGAAAATATCGCATTTACTTTAAATTTAATTAACAATAACGGACAAAATCATATGGCAAATCACGGTCCAAATGATAAATTAGAAAATATTAAAAAAAATAATATTACTAAATGCACTAATTGGTGTATAAAATATAATTTACCATATCATAAAAGTATAAATATAACTAATATATTTCTAACTAAAAAAAATAGTGTTTCTTAATATTTCATAATATACATAATAACACATTTCATATTTAATTGCGTGAAAAACTTAAATATGAAATGCGTTATAACTATAATGGATAAGTTACTAACTTTTTATAATTTTTTTAAAACAGATAAAAGAAAAGAAAGGTTTGATATTATTCTAGAACCATTACAAGCAATAACTCAATTGGCTTTAATGGCATTTTGTCCATACGGAAGTAAATTAACTATATCAAATAATTTATTGTTTATTCAATCTGCCAACTGGGGGCAAGGCGTGCTCCGTTCATTTAATAATGATAAGAGAGATGATTTGTTTTTTCTATTTAATTCAATCATTCGGTTTAATAAATTTTATTCACATTTAAAAGGTGGAGATAATTCCAATAAAACAGATAAATTATTATATGAGTTATTAATGCGGTTGAGTAAAAAAGGTATAGATAATATTTTACAGACGTATTCTAATGTAGATGAACCTTCTTTGCTTCATACACTTCAAATGTACAAGACCTTGTTGGATAACCCAAATTTAATTATGGATAATGATAATAATAAAGCTCAAAAGAACGAGATTCAAAAGAGCGAGGCCTCTAGTAGCAGCGAGGTTAGTAAAAAAAATATTGATGATGTTTTTATTAAAATTAGAGAGATATATACTATATATGATAGAAATATGATATTCAATATTTTAACCCTAATAGAAAAAAGACCAGAATATTATGAAAATTATATAGCAGGGTTAAACAGTGTGATGGAGCCAATTAATGTCCAAATTAAAAAATGGATTAATGATAATATTGTCTATTAGAAAATATATTTTATAATATATAATAATATATTATAAATGATTAAAAGCCCAATGTATATATTCATATTTAGATTATTTCTTATTATTGTAACACTTATTAGTTTATATATTTTAGTAAACGAGGTATATTATAAAAAAAATAAATTAATTAATTCGTGGCAGTTTCCAATGTTACTCGCAATTTTAATTGAAGAATTTATTATTTGATTTATCAAAAAATTGAAATGCTTTTACGCTACAACTATAAGTCATTCCCCCAACAAATAACGAACAACGAATACAAAGCAATGGATTCCTCCGCTACAAACGCTACTATGTTTCTTTCCCAACTAAGAGAGTTGTCGGAATTTTACAATTTATTCTCATCCTTTGATGATGATGATATTCCAACGGACCGCCGAGAAATTATATTGGAAAATCTTACGTATAACATGATGAAGGCCGAAAAACAATACATGGCGCAATGCCTCACGTCAGTAAGAAGGTAAGTATATGTGAAGGTAAGTATATGTGAATGTAAGTATATGTGAAGGTAAGTATATGTGAATGTAAGTATATGTGAAGGTAAGTATATGTTTACAATTATATGTTTACAATTATATAGAGTAGAATAGTGTTAAAAGGTTAATAACCTTTTTTCATTGTTATAATTATTTATTTGATTCTAATTTTACCCAAACTTTCTCTCCTCTTTTAATACTTAAAACACCTTTTATATGACAATTATAGGCAGGAAAAGGAATATCTACTTCTACCTTTATCCCTTCATTAATATACCTCTGCATTTGTTTATATAGTTCTTTTATTTCTTCGTAGGTATGAAGATTTATTTTAAGTTCTTTTAATTTTATAATAATAGGTTTGATTTCTGCTTGTCTTTCTTCTTTTGTGAGAATATTATTGTTATCCATTTATATAAATATAAATATAAATAAAAGATTCTATTTATATTTATATTTATATAAATGGATTATACAGGTGAGCGGATGGTTCTTGATATATATTTAACATGTGATTATTGTGGAAATAAATATTATGACGCAATAATAGATTGTTCTATCTGCCCTAAAAAAATATGTGTCTATAATTGTAAATCTAAAATATATTTATTAAATAATAAAATTTTTTGTAATGATTGTTATACTATTAAACTGAAATAATTTTATTTAAACAATCATTTTAATTTTTTCTTCAAGATCGTCTAAGATCGGTGGAACTAATTTTTCGTAATCAATCAACAATGTATCATTTCCAAAGGTTTGCGGTTGTTTTCCATTTACATGAAGTGGATAAGGCCAGTGTGATGTAGTGCGTCTTTCTTGAAAATATTTCATGCGTTTTTCACTCATTTTCTTTGTATTTAATTTATTATTTTTTGGTAAGAAGCATACATATTGAACAATTCTTTCTTCGCCTGGTTTTCCGTACTGATTTTGATGAAATGTCCGTGAATCCCATAATACCAAACTTCCGGCTTTTACTTTCAAAACACGTTTTTGTTCAGCGATTGTAGCCAGATAAGCGTGGTCAATTAATAGCCAATTTTTTTTACCTGTAATATTTTTTTCTTTCATATATCTTTCATGGAGTAAATGCGAGCCTTCATATACGACTAAGGTGCGTTCTTCATTTGAGGTAAGCGCAACAAATCCCTGAACACAATTAAACCCTTTTGTATCAGCGGCTTGATCGGTATGTGTCCAGATTTTATCTTTGCCAGCATAGTCACTTGGAATCCAGCACGAACCATCAAATCCGGTAACAAGTTCATTTGTTCCCCAAATTTCGCGAAATTTTTCTTGAACTGCGTCTAATGTTTTAATATACCACGCATGCCGTTGATGCCCAACTTCGCCAAATTTAAATATTCCGTGGGGGTCAATTCGCGTATGATTTGTTGTTAATTGTGGATTACTAGAAAGCCAATTTCTAAAATAGCCGATGGCTTCGGAAATTTGTGCTTCATTCAATACATTTTCTACTACGGTGTAGCCTTGGGTGTTTAATGTTTCTCTTAATGATTCCATATTGTTGATTGACTGGGAGTTATACTTTAAATTAACCCAAAAAAGGAATTCAATTTTTTGGGTTAATTAATTTTACTTATTTTATATTTATCTATATATTGATTTATGAATACATTTAAATTTATTTATTTTGACTGTATGAATATTAGGAGATAATACAAGAAAGACTTACTTAATATTTAATCAATAGTAATTTGGTAAGAATCAATCAAAATATCACCCGTCCCCGCTTGATACAAACGCAACAAATCATTACCATAATATAAATTAAAACTAGAAATTAACTGGAGGTTATCAAACAACCCGTTCAATAAAGATTGACTTATAAAATTTACACCGTCATCATTAATCGGATATATATTATCCGCCTCATTATAAACCCGATCATCCATTGGTAATAGAAGATCTGTTTGTGGAAAATTACTTTCATATATTTTTACAATTGTATTTTCAACAACAACTATATTTCCTTGAAAAATAATAGTTCCTGCTGCATCAGGTTGCCCTGCTTGTCCTCCGCTCTTAATAGTAAGTAAATATATTCCTCACCAATCTTTACCTATTGTCATACGTATCGTTCCGATCATATTATAATTTTTCTAAATATAATAAATTTTAAGAAAAATTAATTGTATATAAACATATATAAAATAATATTTATTAGGGAGCACAACTAGTCAATAATGGATTTGAGAATTCCGATATAGTGCCCGTTCCTGTTATAAGACCATTTGCGCAATCGGATTGATTTTGAGGGTTATAAAAAATATTATAGTTATCAATAATTCCAGAATTATTAATTGTTCCACAACTATTATTAAAAGTTGCAGTAGGACTAGTACTATTTTGAAATTTATTGTTGGTAAAAATATTAATGACTCCTGTATTATTAAATATATTATTATTAATCACACCAGCAAGATTGGTATTTGTTAGGTTAATATTAATTACTCCTTGATTAATTATTGTTCCTCCTCCTCCACAACCAAGTAATCCAGTAGTACCTATAATATTTATTATACCTTTATTTATTAATTGTTTGCCTAGCTGAACAAAAAATATGATATCGCCAACAATTAATCTTTCACATATATTAATTGTAGTATTCGCATTTAACGTATATCCATCAGGCCCAAGTGTTGCTATATCAGTTATATTTATATCAGTAATAACAGTAGTACATTCTTCGTTTTTAATGCACTGAATTGTTTCACTAAAAATAAAATTACAGCTTGTTATTTTATTTCCATTCCGATGATGGGGCACACACTCTTGATTTTTTGTTTTTAAGAAATAATCTGAATCTGATGTGCCTTGATATCTGCCGGCGTTTGCTCCTTGTTGTCCCCATGCCGTTTTAAACGAATTACCATTTTTAGTAATCGTATTATATTTCAAACGGGTTAAACGCGAACTACTAGAGACCGAACCTTGTTGTGAATATTGCTGGTTATTGGGTTTATAAATGGTTCTTACACCTGAATTCACGGTTGCGCATTTTTTTGAACAATTCTCTGTATAATAGAGTTGGGAACCAGTCGGCGAATCCGAGGGTGGAATTGGTTGGTGTGTTGTAGGATTAATATAACTATTGCCGGGAATCGGTGTGGTAGATAATTTCTGGTCATAGGTTTGGCACCTACTTTGTAAATATGCTTTAGTATCAGAGTAATAATTATTATTTAATAAAGTAATGCCCGATTTTATAATATTGGTTTCTGGATTACATGCAACACAATTGCCTGACGGGTCTACTGTAAAACTATCAAATACAGTATTTTTAGTCGTCGGTATCAAGTCGGTTAGATTTACATGACAGTTTGAGCAATCCACGGTTGCACCTAAATAGACGGCAGAGCCAGGTCTATCCATCGGCATACCCACACCTGCGTTTCTAATAACGCCAGTATTAAAGGCTGGGACAAGTTGTTTACGCCAATGTTTAATTGGCCGGGCAGCAAAACTCGTACCTATATTTGCTCCATTATTATTATTTATTAAAGGCCGTGACCATGTTGGAACCGCACTACCAGTTGACGGTCCTTTCCAGGTTACATAAGGTTGTTTGTATGTAAAATTCATATATATATAGTATTTAAGAAAAATAAAACTATATAACTTGCGGAATACATGTCGTTGTTTTATCTCCATCCCGATGTTGCGGAACACATACCTGATATTTAGATTTCAAGAAATAAGGCGCTTCTGTTGTGCCTTTATAACTGCCCGCATTTGCTCCTTGTTGTCCCCAGGCCGGTTTAAAGGACTTCCCATTTTTGGTAATCGTGTTGTATTTCAACCGATCTAAACGTGAACTACTGTCTACGGCCCCTTGTTGCGAATATTGATGGTTGTTTGGTTTATAAATGGTCGTAACGCGCGAATTATTGGTTGTGCATTTTTTTGAACAACTGTCCGTATAATAGATTTGTGATCCGGTAGATGAATCAGAGGGCGGGCTATTGTAATTAATCCCAGGAATAGGTGTGGTTGATAATTTCTGGTCATAGGTTTGAGACCGACTCTGTAAATACCCCTTGGTATCCGAATAATAATTTTTATTTAATAAAGTCACGGCGGATTTGATGATATTCGTTTCTGGGTTACACGCAACGCAAACCCCTAATGGGGATACTGTAAAACTATCAAATTTAGTATTTTTAGTCGTTGGTATCAATTCGGCTAGATTTACCGGGCAGTTTGAACAATCTACTCTTGCTCCTAAATAGACGGAACCACCCGGTATATCCATAGGCATACCTACACCTGCATTTTTACTAATACCTGAATTCGCAGCAGGCACAAGTTGTTTACGCCAATGTTTAATCGGCCGGGCAGCGAAACTCGTTCCCGTATTTGTATTGCTATTATTATTTATTAATGGACGTGACCAGGCTGGAACCGCACTACCAGTTGATGGGCCCTTCCAGGTTACATAGGGTTGTTTGTATGTAAAATTCATATATATATAGTATTTTAGAAAATAAAAAACTATATATATAATAATGATATTAACTAAACTATTTGTTATACTCTTAACAATATTACTTATTTTAGAAATGATTAAATACTTTAAGAACAAATTAAAGCCAGTAAGAGAAGGTGCTGCAACCATGGCATCTACAGGCATGGGCACAAGCGGAGCAGGTACAAGCCCTAGTGCTAGCGGAGCAGATACTCTGCAATATACAGACCCGGGCTTAGGCAAGGATCCAGTCTATCTTTCGACATTAAATGCGTCAAATATTACATTTCTTAAAGATAAAGTAGATGAATTGGTGGGATTAAAACAGCAATTAACTGATTTATCAGCAAAGGTAGACCAAAATTCAACTGCTCTTACTCAATTATCCACACAAATGAGTGAGACCGCAAATAAGGCAGTAGGCCGTGACCCAAATTCAACTGAACCGATTCCTCAAGCAAGTGGTTTAAATTAATTAATAATATATATTATAATATATATATATTATTAATGGCTAATTTTTTTGAAAAAGCAAAATCTGATGTAAAAAATTTAGAAAAAGAATTATTGGGACCTGATTATAATTATGTTAGTTTTATAAAAAATCCTGATCAATTGGGAATGGGACCTGAGGGAAGTATTAGTCAGTTGGTAAAAAATGTGGGTGGATTAATTAATTATGTTGAACTTCTATCTACCGGCGACGGAAAAGCATCAACTATTGGTGGACCTTTAGGGGATAAATTTTTTTTACCAACTGGAGCAAAATGTAAAGATGTGGCTACAGGAAATTTAGTTACTAGATCTATCTGGGTAAATAATATTCCTAATGGAAAAATACCGTTTATTACAACTGCTTTAAATGGGGCAAAATTCACAGCGTTTGAAGGTCTTGTTCCTGGCGTGTTAGGAAATCTTGCAGGTGTTCATCCTATGCAAATGTTTCAAGCATTTACATCTGGTTCTAATCCTGATTGTAAGTTAGTTATTAAAGATACTAGAGATGAAAATAATGTGGTAAATAATCCAGAAAACCCGGTTTCTGGATATCTTACAATGGAAGATATTCAAATAATGGGCACAGATGGATTTACCACGATGAATGATATGAAAAATAAAGAGGAAGATAAAAGTGTTATGCCAAATGATGAGATGGTTAAATTATATTATGGTGCTCTTGGATTATTAGGATTATATATTTTTATTATGTTGTTTAAAAAGAAACAAAAATTATAATAAATTTATTTCCTAGAACCCTTGCGTTTACTAGTGCGAGTGCTTCGTTTATGCTTACGATTGCTTCGTTTGTGCTTACGTGTGCTTCGCTTGGTTTTTCTGGTTGTTTTAAATCTAACACGTTTTGTTTTAGAACCGCCAAACAAGCTGGAAAACCAACCCTTCTTTTCTTCTTCAGCAGGCGTAGTAGTTACAGGCATAGAAGTAGCAGGCGTAGCAGTTACAGGCGCAGCAGTATCAGGGACTTCATCCATAGTGAGTACAGAATTATTATCAATTGGTTCTCCTTCGCCTCCACGATGTTTCTTATGATGTCTCTTTGATCTATACGATTTACCCATTATATACTATATTTCTATAATATTTTTATAGAAATATATCATTCTAAATAATTTATAGTATTTTATATTTTTACCTTTTTATACAATTCCAACGCAGCTAAACCACCTGCAACTTGTGCTAAAATATAAGGAATCATATCATTATAAGAAACCTTATTTGCTTTTGTTAAAGCAATCGTAAGTGCTGGATTGAAATTTCCACCTGAAATATTTTTAGATAACATAATAGCAACTGTAAGAGCTGCTCCGATTGCTAAAGGATTGCCGGTTGAAATAATAATATAAATAAAAAACATAGTACCAAGAAATTCAACTAAATATTTATTCATTATATATTATTATGTATATATTTAAAATTTTTATACTGCTCCCTTTTTGGCTGGAGCCACACACCCCCCGCCTCTACATTTGGCTAACGCAGAATTTAATGTTGCATTATCTGGCGCGCTAAAAGCCATTAAATTATTATTTCTATTTATCGAGCTTTTACCAATAGCAGTCATTTTTCTTTTATTTGTTTGTTCACCAGATGAGTTATTAAATTTTTTCTTTTTTTGCGAGTTGAGTTTGTTGTAAAAATACATCATTAATATAGCCTTGCCGTCCCATCGCAAAATCACTGCCCTGTGTCATGGTTGCTGGTTTGAATGGCATGCCCATATATGCTTTGGTTTCTGCATTATTATTAATTTGCTTAAGAGAAAAACTGGCCGGCCCAGAAGTTTCTGACGGAATACTCATTATATATATAAAATATATATATAATATTAATCTTTTAATTCTTTATTGTTTAATGTCTAACCCGATTTAATGCTACATATGAACCATTATTTGCTCCACCGAAACTAGAATCATTATATGTTTTATTAACCGCCTTTATTTTTTTATAGCGAGTATAATCCGAGCCATCATACACAAACTTCGGATTGCCTGTAAATAAAGCAGCACCATCATTATGAATGCCACCTGATTTTATATTTAACATAGAAACCGCTTGCCCATTAACCTGATTAGAACCTGGCAAAGAAGGAGAAGCCGCATCATTATATGTTCCGGCAGTATCGCCAGCATTGTATGCTCTTCTAAATGGGGTTGTTTTCGCAGTAGATAATATTAAAGGCGCTCTGACGGAAGGAAGTATTCTTTGATTTCCAAAGGCTTCACGCATAATAAAACGTTCAGCACCTCTTGCGCTTGAACCGACCATACCTGATCCACCATTAGACCCTGCTCCTCCACCAATTAAACCACTTGGGGGCTGTGCCCCGGGAATGCCTCCACCTAATAGACTTGGAAATATAGCGCCAATTTGTCCAGACATTATTATATAAATTATAAATATAAAAAAAATATATTAACTAATATATATTATTCTAAATACAATTATAAATATATATTTTTTTCTAAATTTTTATTTAATTAAGTCATTATACGTGGTGTAATGTTCATCGTAATCAATTCTTGAAACAAGAGTTTACATGAATACGGCAACTCCACATAATCAAAATCGCTCCTATTATCACATGTTTTACAGAGATGAATGTGTAATTTATCATTATACGCAGCAATCATTCCACACTTTTTACAGACATGAACTTGAAAGGCGTCGGACGCATCATAAATCCGACCACGGGTAAAGCGCGAGGCTCCATGTGAGCACATACAATCACGTTCCATTTCACCAAAGCGCAACCCACCGTCTTTGGACCGCCCTTCTGCGGGTTGCCGAGTGAGATTAACCATCGGCCCGAAACTACGACTATGTTGTTTATCCGAAACCATATGCTTTAATCGTTGATAAAAGACTGGTCCAAGAAATATAGAAGTTTCAATCTGTTCGCCAGTTAAACCATTATACATCAATTCATTGCCACTTGATTCATATCCCACTTTCTGTAATTCTTTACAAATATCTTTTATATCAAATTTTCCAAAACTCGTTCCATCACCAAATAATCCTAATTGTAATAAAGTTTTTCCTAAAATTGTCTCTTTTAATTGTGCGATAGTCATACGTGATGGAATCGCATGAGGATTGATAATAATATCTGGACGCACTCCATCAGCCGTATAAGGCATATCTTCTTCTGGAATTATATTCCCAATCGTGCCTTTTTGTCCATGCCGACTGCTAAATTTATCACCAATAATAGGTTTGCGGATGGTGCGCAACCGAACTTTACAGAAGTTATACCCTTCACCATTACGGTCCATATAATTTTTATCTACATAGGTTTCTTCGGTTGTTCTAAAGATTCGGCTTTGGTCCTCGTATTTTGTGACCCTTGTATGGTCGTTGCGCGCTTCTTTAATCGGCATTATTTTCGCAATAATAATATCCCGATTTTCTACTAAAGTATTTTCCGGAATAACTCCGCTTGAATTTACTTTATTATAATTTCCAAATTTCATTCCCTTCGTTTTTGACGGGTCAGGTTTACATCTAATCTCCTCATCGCCGTTAATTTTTTTATCTTCATCTTTTTCGGTATGATAAATTGTCGCCTGAAAGAGTCCTCTATCAATAGATCCTTTATTAAATAATATACTATCTTCTTGATTGTAGCCCGAGTGTGTCATAATAGCTACAATAATTTGACTGCCTGAAGGAATCTGGTTCAGACCAATCATATTCATAATACGCGTATCCACTAACGGGCGCATGGGATAAGTCATTACATAGGCGGTTTTATCTAGTCGCCTGTCATAATTTGTGACATACATGCCCATGGCCTGTTTTCCCATAGCACATTGATATGTATTTCTGGGCGATTGATTGTGTTCTGGGAAAGGAATACATGATGCCAAAATTCCAAATATAGTGCTCGGGTGAAGTTCGCAGTGCGTATATTTATAGATGAAATTTGTTTTTTTAGTGAGGTCACTTGGGTCCATCGCAATCATACTCAAATTCTGTTCTTCAGCGTCAATGTATTCAATAACTGAATTATCTATTTTACAATCCGTTAATAAATCATCCCAGGTTAATTCGTGTGATTTTACTCTGGCCATAATTTCGGGTGTTAATAATAGTTTATTATCTTTCACGCGTAAGATTGGACGGGTTAGACGTCCGGCGTCATTACATACACGGATTTCTTTTCTTTTTATGTCAAATGTAATAGAGGTATAAATATTTACGATTCCTTTATATTTTTTAATTTTTAAGGAGTTATATAATTCAAATGGGTCTAATACATTTCCAATCCACGAACCATTAATAAACACTTTAACATTATTAAATAATCTTTCCGAATTTAAATTTTGAATATGAATTATATGTGGTTCAATGAATTCATACAATGACGTACTGTTACATGGTGTAGTTACATGCGTCATATAACTTAAATTTTTTACTACACCAACACTTCCTCCTTCCGGCGTTTCGGCCGGACACAGAAATCCCCAAGAGGTGTTGTGTAATTTTCTCGGTGGGATAAGTTTGCCGCTCTTATCAATCGGCGTATTGATGCGCCTTAAATGACTTAATGCGGAAATATAGGTTAAACGATTTAATACTTGTGCAACACCGACTTTGTTGCTATTTGTATGTTTAACTCCAAAATCTCCTGTAGATAAGGCGCGTTTTAATCCATTTTCAATTGTAGTAGATTTGATTATTTTATAAATATTCGTCATAGTAATAATTGACCCGTAATCCGAGATTGATTTCCAAGAGCCGTTATTAATTTCTCTCACAACCTGTTTTTGCATATCCTTTACCATTTTGTTAAAATAATTTCTGAACAAGTTATTTAGAAGAGTGCCGGTTAAATCAATTCTCTTATTTAAATACGAATCTCTATCATCCGTTTCTTCAATTCCTAGATTTGCTTGTAATAAACATTTCGTCATATATCCGAGAAAATATATTTTCTGTATGGTGCTTTTACAATGAGGAAATACGTCTATGTTTAAAATATCATTCGCAAATTCGCGTTTTTTACAAGAGCCGGTTTCTTTATCCATATTCATTGGCGTATACATAACATGTCCAATTATATACTTTAAACAAGTCTCCTGGTCTAAATATTTATTTGCTTCCACAATTGACCCTTGTAAAGCGTCCAAAATGAGTTTAATGGACTCGTTATTAATATCTAATACAATTATTTTACATATTTCTTCATCGCTGATAATGCCTAATGCCCGAAATAATATAAACAACGGAATAGGAACTTTCACTCTTGGGATTTGGATATAAATTCCATTTCCAAAACCATTATTTTTTGCGGCAATCATCATTGATATTTGTTTCGGAGATATACACTTAAAATCAGGCACAGATTTAATTTCGGCTAACCAGTTCCATTTGCTGTTATTTTTTGAAATATTAAAACATTGAACACGATTTTCTACCGCGCGTTCTTGTCCTAAACAGACCTTTTCTGAACCATTGACGATAAAATAACCGCCAGAATCTAGCCTACATTCTCCATTCACATTTGGGGAGATATGTTTGTATTGTTCCAAAATGCATATACTAGATTTAAGCATAATAGGCATTTTTCCGATATTAATATTAGGCAAAACCTTATAAAAGGTTTCTTCAAATTCTAACGAATCGCCTGTGCGAACGATGTATTTAATGTTCATCGTAACCGTCATATTCCCGGAATATGTAAAATTGCGTTTCCTTGCTTCGTCTGGTGTCATTATCTTGGTTGCGCCATTATTTTCATGAATTTGTGCGCGATAAATATTAAAATCTTCAAATGTTACGAAAATTTCTAATCTATATTTACCGATTTCTTTTACAAAATCATTTTCAGACCGAATATTAACTGGATTAAACATGGAAATGGTTTTCTGAACTTGATAATTTACAAAATCATTATAGGATTCTACTTGATGTTTCACAAGTTGCTGTAGATGCTTGCCTCTAAAATAAGATTCAATTACAGGCCAAGGGCCTTCAAAATCTTTATTCTCGTCGCTTGTTGATGTCTGTTTTAAATCGGAATTCATGATGGATTGTATATTAACATCCATTATAGATTATATTTCATTTCAATTTATCTTTAAATTTTATTATATATTACAATTTATAATTAATGTTTTAGATGTAACATTAATTATATAATGAATAAAATTTAAAACATATTTTGGCATGTGGGCGTTAAATAAATTGAATTTATAGGAGCAGGTGAAGCAAGCGCATTAGCATTAGCATTAGCATTAGCATTAGCATTAGCATTAGCAGGATCATTTGTTATTTGTGGTGATGGTGGAGGAGGGTAATTACAACACGGAGGAGGGGGATGAGTTGGTATAGGACTAGGTATAGGACTAGGTATAAAACTAGGTATGGTAATAGAAATAAGTGCTGGTGGATGAGGAGGATTATGAACGTTTATATATTCTTTAGGAAACGACATATTAGTTGATTCTTTATATGATACGGTAGGTTGACTATTAACAATATTAATTGAATTTAATAATGTATAGAAGATAAATACTAATCCTGTAATTTTCATTTTATATACTAAATAGACATGCTTTTAAACGTATTAACAAATATATTTTTCATTGGTTAATAAAAATATCTATGTATAATTATCTATGTATAATTATCTATGTTTAAATCTGTATATAATTATTTTACTATATTATACTTATGAGTCAAAAAACAATTCAATTTAATCCACAATTTCTCTCAATGGCTGGATCTAAATCTTCGGCGAATAAAACATTAAAACGTGAGAGAAAAGAAAAACCATTAATAACGATGAATCCGAATAAGGTTAAAAAACAATTAATTGATAAAATAAAAACATTTCAACTTAAGGAAAAAGAAAATGATATATTAGAAAAAACTAAAGAAGAAGAAGAGGAAAAACTTAATATGGAAAAAGATTTTAATAATGATTTTAATAATTCAGTTAAATTTTTAGAAGAATTATCAAAAAAGGAAAGGGAAAAAAATAATAATAGAAATAATAGGAAAAAAAATTATACATTAAAATCTGGAAAAATAGAAAATGAGATAAAAATGCAAATTGAAACCGAATTACCACCTGAAATGAAAATACCTTTTAAAAGTTCATATACAGTATATGCTCAGCCACCAGTATCGGCTCAGCCAGTGCCTGTAATAGCACAGCCTGTAATAGCACCGCCTGTAATAGCACCGCCTGTAATAGCACCGCCTGTAATAGCACCGCCTGTAATAGCACCGCCACCTCAATATAGTAATTTAAAAAATAGTACTCTTCCAACTTTTAGGCAATGGAAGAATAGTACTCAAAAAAATTACAATAATAATCAAGATAAACCAAGCATTAAAATAGATGATTATATAAATAATAATGAACAAACAGAACGTAGTATAGCACTTGAAAATATAAAAAAAGATTATAAAAATAATAATAATATTAATGATAATATAGAAAATATACAATTACCATTAGAAGAAACGCCTATAATAAATAACTCACTTCCTAAAAAAAGACGTCATCGTATAACTAAAACACGTAAATATACATTAGGACGAAGTGGGAGTAAAGTATCAGTTTTAATTAAAAATGCCAAAACTAGAAAACTTGTTCATCATGAATTGGCTTTATTAAAACAAAAAGGTATTCCAGAAATAAAATCATTTTTAAGAAAAAAGAATTTATTAAAAGTAGGAAGCGACGCACCAAATGATGTTTTACGGCAGATTTATGAACAGTCCATACTTTCAGGTGAAGTAGAAAATAAAGCAAAGGACGTATTGATACATAATTATATGAATCATTAACTTGATAAAAGATATAAAGATATAAAGAGATATTATATAAATAAATGGCGTTAGTCTCAGATTATCTCTCTTATACAGAAAAATGGAAAAAGGAATATGGCGAAAAGACCCTAGTGTTAATGCAAGTAGGGTCTTTTTATGAAGTATATGCGTTATTAACCGATTCAGGAGAAATGGTCGGAAGTAATATTTTAGAGTTTTCTACTATTAATGATATGGTTATTAGCAAAAAGAACACCTGTGTGGGAAAACAACAAGTGGTTATGGCGGGATTTGGTGTTCCTCAACTAGAAAAATATACGAAAAAATTACAAGAACAAGATTATACTATTGTCGTTTATAAACAGGATATACAAGGGAAAAATATTACACGTAATATTTCGGAAATTATCTCGCCTGGAACTTATTTCTCTCAAGAAAGCTCCGAATTATCAAATAATACCATGTGTATTTGGTTATATAAATCAACTGCGTCTAAATATTTTTCGTCACAAATGACGGTAGGTATTTCTAATATAGATATTTTTACCGGCAAGACCTCTTTATTCCAATATTCAATTGCGTATAATCATAACCCATCTACTTATGATGAATTAGAAAGATATATAACCATTTACAAGCCGAGCGAATGTTTAATTGTATCAAATATGAATGATTCATTAATTAAAGATATTATTAGTTTTATTGGATTAGAATGTGGAAAAATTCATAAAATTTCAATTGATGATAATACTAATGGTACTGCTAGTGCTCTAAATCTAACTGGCATGAATAAATTTGCGAAAAATGCCGAAAAACAAATTTATCAACAGGAAGTTTTTAAAAAGTTTTATCCTACCTTACCGACTGATTATTTATTGAATTTTTTCCCAACCCATTTTATATCAACACAGTCCTTTTGTTTTCTTTTAGATTTTGTATATCAGCATAGTCCTAATCTTGTAAGAAAATTATCTGAACCAGTATTTGAAAATCATACCGACAAACTTGTATTAGCAAATCATTCTTTGCGCCAATTAAATATTAATGACGATTCTAGACACAAGGGGAAATTAAGGTCGGTTAATAGTTTTCTAAATAATTGTGTAACGACGATGGGAAAGCGGCGATTTGCATATGATTTACAAAATCCAATAACAAATATAACATCATTAAACGAATCTTATGAAATAACCGAACATTTATTAAAAAAGTATGATGAGTGGAATACATTTCGCACACATCTAAGTAATATAAAAGATATTGAAAAATTAAATAGAAAAATTGTGCTTCATAAAGTAAATCCAAAAGATTTTGCTCTTTTATGCGGCGATTTAACAATTATCGGAAACTTATATGATATTACTATACATGATGATAAACTTACCGAAACGCTTAAAAAAACTGGTATTCTAAATAATATTAAAGAAGAATGTGATACAATTTTAGAGGATATAAATCGTACCTTTTGTATAGAAAAATGTGCTAGTATAAATGAAGTCAGTGTAGAGAATCTTGCTGGATTAGATACTGGCCTGCTTGCTTTTATCAATAAAGGTGTAGATAAAAATATTGATGAATTAATGCGAGATAGTTTAGATGGAAGAGAGAAATTAGAAGCAATTCGTCTTCATTTTTCTAATTTATTGAAAAATAGTGAAAAATCATCAAAAACAACTGATTATATTAAAATACACGAAACTCCAAAAAATAACGCGATGCTGTTAGGCACGAGTATCCGTGTTAAGAAATTATTGGGTTTATTAAAACAAACAGCCAGTATAAATATTTCATATATTTCTACTTTCTCTCAGCAACAAGAAACATTTTCTTTAAATATAAAAGATATTGTTGCTGTTACTGCCGGCAGCAATAAAAAAGATTTGAATATTACAAATGAACAAATAGAAAATATTGCGTCAGATGTTCAAAAATCTAAAGATAAATTAATTAATCAGATTATTATTTTTTATAATAAATATCTAGATGAATTTTTAAAATATGAAAAAGAAATGGATTCCATTATTCGGTATACGACATTTTTAGATATTTTACAGTCAAAGTGTTATATTGCGTCCAAATATAATTATTGTAAACCAACTATAGACGAAACTGCGTCTAAGGCCTTTTTAGCCTTTACAGAAATCCGGCATCCTTTAATAGAACACTTACAAACGAATGAATTATATGTGACGAATGATATGACGATAGGCTGCGATAAAAGTAAAACAAATGGAATTCTGCTCTACGGAACGAATGCGGTGGGCAAAACCAGTTTTATTAAATCATTAGGCATTGCGGTTATCATGGCGCAAGCAGGCCTCTATGTTCCGTGTAAAACTTTTCATTATTTTCCGTATTCATCGATTTTTACCCGAATATTAGGAAACGATAATATTTTCAAGGGACTCTCCACCTTTGCGGTTGAAATGACTGAACTCCGAACTATTTTAACTATGAGTGATAAAAATAGTTTGGTTTTAGGAGACGAATTGTGTTCGGGTACGGAAAGTGATTCGGCTTTAAGTATTTTTACGGCTGGATTAGAAACACTTCACGTAAAAGAATGTACCTTTTTGTTTGCGACACATTTTCATGAGATTGCGAAATATGAAGAAATTAAAGCCTTGACTAAACTGAAAATGATGCATATGGAAGTGTCCTATGACGCAGAAAAAGGTTTATTAATATATGATAGGAAATTGCGTGAGGGGCCGGGCGATAGTATGTATGGCTTAGAAGTGTGTAAATCACTTAATTTACCGCAGGCATTTCTTCGAAGAGCACACGATATACGGATGAAATATAAACCCGAACAAAGAAATGTATTATCCCTAGAAACCTCGCATTATAATTCTAAAAAAATCGTCGGGAATTGTGAATTGTGTGATTCCGATAATAAAGCGACTGAAGTTCATCATTTACAATATCAAAAAAATGCGAAAAAGGAGAATGATTATATTGAAACTTTTCATAAGAATCATCTAGCCAATTTAATTAATATATGCGAGGAATGTCATCAGAAAATACATAAAACAAATACCCAACATAAAATTGTGAAAACATCAAAAGGGTTTGTTTTAATGGAATTGTAATTAGTGAATAACTGTATCTAGTATTTTATTAATACTCAAAAGAGTTTTTTTTACATCTCTCTTCTTCCCAATAAGAGGATTAAATTCAACCAAATCAAAACTAACTAATCTAGATTTAGATGTGTTTATAATTTTTATTACATTTTTTACTTTCAATCCACCAGTTGCAGTCGTGCCGGTTGAAGGTGTAAATTGCGGGTCCAATCCATCAATGTCGCAACTAATGTGAATATATTTGGCCGGACTATTATTTATTGTCTTTATTACATCATTGTCAAATGAATTAAAATAACTGATTTCTTTATTTTTTACAATAGTTTCTTCAAATGTGTCTAAATCGCGTATTCCGATGTATAATAAATTTTTCGTCGGCAGAATAAAGTGTGTTTTTTTAACACTATACCAATGTGGCATTAACCCAGTGAGTGAGGCTAAAGGCATACCGTGTATATTTTTTGTGGAAGATGCCTCATACGTATTTATGTCGGCATGTGCATCAATCCAAATAACTAATAAATCATGTTTATAATGGTCTAGCATTGGTTGAATTGTAGAAACCGCAATACTATGGTCTCCGCCGAAATTTACATTAATTAATCCCTTTTTTAAGCCATTATTAATTGTTTTATATCCATCTCTATAATCAGAATAGTTTTTTATATCTATCGTATTAATTTGAGTAGTTCGTAATATTCGTCGTTTCATAACATTTGATTGTAAAATCAAATCACCACCCAACTGAACACCGTCTTTTTTCTGGCCGAATTTACATCTAAAATTATTAAATATATATTGTTTCAGAGAGGATCTCAACATTTTACACAAGTATATTGAAGTATATTGAAATATATTTTAAAATAAATATATTTCAATTTTACATTATACATTATTACATAATAGTTTTTTAGATTCTTCTTCATAAATCTTTTTCCGCATATTTGTAGTTGAATAAGTATGAATTGACCGAGGATGAAATATAATTTTTATAGGAAGGTTATCCCCCGTATAACGTTTTCCAAAATAATCATCACCTAAAAATCTAATGTTTGGTTTCAAATTACTCAAACATTTTAATAAGGATTGTTCTGTTGTATATATAAAATAATAATCAACATATCGGCAACTTCTAATTTGTATTTCGCGTTCTTTTAAGGTCTGAATTGGTTTATTTTTTTCTGGGCGATCAATTGTAGGATCCACCTGTAATCCTACACATAATATATTACATTTATTTTTTGAATCTTCTAAAAATAAATTATGACCCGCGTGTAATAAATCCCAACAAGAAAAGGTAACACCAATAATATTATTTTTATTTAATTCTTTAAATAATGATAATTCATCTATTCTTAATTGTGTCATTTTATATATATATATTATCTAAAATTTTCGTTTAGTTAAACGATTTTTAACAATTTTTCTTTTTCTAGTATTTTGTTTTTTATCCTTTTTGAAAAATTCTTCTAGATGTATGACTATTTTTTTACTTATAATTTTATCTAAATCAGTTTCATCTTGACTTTTATTTTTTACAGTATAATTATATTGTTTCATAAAATTTATAATAAAATTAATAAATTCATCTTTTTTAACTTTTATATTATCTTTATAGCGTTTATAATATTTTTCGGCCATTTCCTGATACGGCATACTATAAATATAGGGTTTCACGTTTATATAATAAACATTATCCATATTCATTAACGGGTGGTACTGATCATCTATAAAACAAATTTCAGTATTTGGACTTATACGCGTGCATCTTATTAAATCTTCAATGCTTTTATCATGGCTTGTGCGATTAAATTCAATTATTTTTCCGCTTATTTTAAATGCCGCAATTATATTATCAAATACTTTATAACCTATTTTATTATTGAAATAATTACTAATCATGGTAACCCACGTTTTAGGACCTTGATTATTTGTATATATCATTATCTTATCGCATTCATTATTTATTTTTTTATCCTTTACATATTCTAGAATATTTAAAATATTTGGACGTAAAAAATCAGAAAATAAATCTATAACATCATAAAACGATTCATTTAATAGATTTGTGCCATAAAAATTTTCCAGCGCTTCCCAAAATATACCAATTTCCGTAAAACAGCCCAATGTTTCATCTAAATCAAATACTATAATTTTATTTGGTTTAGCAGATTTAATCATTTTATTGGTATTAAATATATTAAATTGCGAGAAGATATTTTTTTCAGAAAAAAATACGTGAATAATAATGAAAAAAAAAGATATAAATATTGTAACATACACTGGACCATTTATTGCGTTACAATTATCATAATCCATATAAATTATTAATTATATTATAAATGATATAATTTATTTCATTAAATATAAATTATTATAAACAAAGTATATATATTTATAGTTAAATGAAATTAACAGAAAAGGATTATAAATTAATATTAAAATACTATAATATTAATACAGAGAATTTATCAAAAATAGATATACAGGAGCAAGCAGAATCTATTTTAGCAAAAAAAATGTGTAGATGTATAAAAAAAGTAGATTCATATAATTCTAGGAAGAATAATAAACTTAGTGAATCTAATATAATTTCAATATGTAAAAAGAGTGTATTAAGTAATAAAAATATTAAAAATTATAGATTTACATGTAAAAAAAAACAGAAATTTATACCAAAAAAGGGGACAAATACGTTATTGGTTAAAACAAAAAAAAATATAAAAATAAATAGGCCCAAAAATAAATAGGCCCAAAAATAAATAGGCCCAAAAATAAATAGGCCCAAAATTAAATATATATATATAAATGTATATACAATGAAATATTTGTTTATTGATATACGTAAAAGTGATGAAGTTTATGCCAAACATTTTGACCAATCTCAAGAATATAGTTTTTATAACATTCCGATGAATATGATAAGATTTAATGTTGAAACAATTATTAACCATTTAGAATATGTTGATGAAATATATATTGTATGCCAATCTGCTTCTAGGTCTCAATTTATTAAAGATAAATATTTTAATCAACATAAAAGTATTAAAGTCAGTCAAAATCTTCAGTTTTCTAATTTAAATTATGGTTCAAATAATCTTTCTTTAAATGAAAATACTGATATGAGAATAAATATTGTTGGAAGCAATTCATTTAATTTTTATAGTATTATGAGAATTCTTCAGACAATTATGGGATTAATAATGCTATTAGTAGGAGTATACACCTATATACAATTAAGAAAAGAAAAATTATTAAAGAAAATTAATAGTTTACCATTGATTGTTTTAGTGTTATTTGGTATTATGGCTATTTATAATGGATTAACTTCAACGTGTTCATTGTCTATCTTACTCAAAGACTATTTAAATTAAATAATTGGTATTTAAAATGTTCAAGTATCAATTAATTAGTCAAGAATTTCATGGCCGACAAAATAACTTCTTCTTGTGATGTTAGTTTTTGAAAAATCATACATTCTTCTAATTTTAAATTAAATAATCTATTCATTCTATTTTTACAGGTAATAATAACACTATCATCTTTTGCCTTCATATCACAAATAATTCCTCCATTTGTTAGTTTTATTTCATCCGGATTTTTTAAAGGAATCCATCTTATATAACTTCCATAGCGAATAGCATCAATAGTATCAACATATCTATACTCTTTTAATTGTTTATGAAGAGTTTTTAATTTTTCTTTAGGTAGTTGAAGTTTTTGCAAAATATCATTTTTAATAGACGCCATTTTAGCATAGTCAATCTCCATAATTGACGAATTATCATCATTTTCCAAGGCATTTAATAATTTATTTATATCTAGACTCATTCTAAAAATATATTATAATATAATATATTTTTATATTTTTATATACATTTAATGTATTCATAAGTAACACATTCGTTAAACCTATCTTTATTAAAGCTAAAATCATCATATTTGAGAGATAAATCTAAATTATAATTAAATAATTTTTTATTCTCATAAATAATAGAATTATTCAATAGTAATACAGAAGTATCCTTATAATTTACCAATTTGAGTTTATTTTCATTCTCAGGATTTAAAGTAGAGATTACCTTATTTTCATTTGTTAAAATAATACCGTTATGCCATAGTATTGTCGGATTTAAAGTAATGTTTAAAATTTGTTTTGATACAACATAATATCCACATTTAATAAAAACCGACATTTTATATAATACTATATGCCATATACGTTTAAATTATTTTAATAAGTAGTTGCTATGCGACGTATATTAAAAAGTAAAAATATAATGAATATATGCGCAATTATGCTATCATAATAGAAACCTCGTTATCGGCATAATACCCTTGATCTATTAAAGATTGCGTGTATTGACCTCCGCCCCAATTAGAATCCATCGGATTAGGACTAATTTTGCCAGTTTTTTCATGAAACATTTTATCTAGCGGAGTTTCTAATCCAATATCTTGATTTTGCTGGTCATATGCCGGGTAAGTATTACTGTTAAAAGGAGGATTATTTCGTGTTGCGTCCGTTAATTTAGTAAAAGGCGGAAGCATTTTATCAGTAGGCATTAAATCGCTATCAGAAGGCATTAAATCGGGGAGACCGCCTTGCATATCAGTCGGGCTTGGGCGGGCCTTATAGACTTGATTGCCTTGCGCATCATATGATTCTTGCACATATAAAATCGGACATCTAATTCCCTGACTTCGTTGCCAATCAGTAAACTCTGTATATTCGTCTAAACTACTAAATCGCAATGGATTAACCCCTGGAATTTTTGCCAGTTTGGTATTAAATAAAAAAAATGCGCTACCTTTTTGAATAAGAACATTTGGGCAACGATATGATGGTTTATTACTAAGAGTATCAAATGATTCTACAGTATGATAATTCGTTACAAAATATAACCCTAAAAGAAATACAAGTAATATAATCAATAATTTAGTCATATATAGTTTATTAAGAAATTATATAATCTAAATGTAAAATATATCAATCTATCAATAATAAAATGTATATATAATATAAATGAAATTTGTTAGAGTTGGTCCAAATGATTATGAAAAATATGATGAATTAATAAAAACAATGCCTGCGTTTGTTAAGATACACAGTCCTAATTGTGGACATTGTGTAAATATGAAAGAAGCATGGGATGCGTTAGAAGATTCGGATGATATAAAAAATTATGATATAGCAATTATTGAAGTTCATGAAGGAGCAACAAATAATATCACTTCTCCTAGTGGAAAAATTGACCAAGGGTTGCCCACAATAAGAGCAGTAAAATTAAACGGAAAGAAATGGAAAGAATATGAAGGCGACCGTAGTGTAGAAGATATGGTAAACTTCATTAAAGATAATTTTACTGATAAGAAAACAATGTCTGGAGGTAAGGGCTCCAAAAGGAAAAGCTCCAAAAGTAAGAGAAAGAGTAAGGGCACAAAAAGTAAAGGAACTAAGCGTAAAGGAACTAAGCGTAAAGGAACTAAGCATAAGGGTATCAAACGCAAAAGTAAAAGAAAATCATTTTCTAAATCTAAAAAGGGTAGAAAATATTAAATAATAATAATAATATTAATTTCATTTAATTCAAATTACTATAAAAATTGAATTAAAAATATATAATTAATAAATATATATAATCTTAATTAAAATGCACGATACCTATCGTTTATTAACGTTTAATCCTTATGACGCAAACGCAAAGGTATCAGAAGACGATGCTCTTGGCGGAATAGGTAAAACACAGAAAGAATTTTTAGTTCAAATGTTTGGAATAAATGAAAAAGGAGAAACCGCTTCAATTTTTGTAGAAGGCTTTTCACCATTCTTCTATGCGATGGTGGGTGAGGATTGGACGGAAACTCATAAAATAGGCTTTATTAGTCAACTGAAACGTGATATGGGGGAATATCATGAAGACTCCATAGTTGAATCTAAACTGCTTCAGCGCAATAAGTTGTATGGTTTTGATAATAATAAGCAACATACGTTTGTCTTAATTAAATTCAAAAACGAAAACGCCATGAAAAAAGCAAAAGGTCTATGGTATTTAAATATACCTTCTCCTAAAGGCGAATTCAAAAAAATATTACATCCATCAGGTTATATATTTGAAGGCACTGAAACTATATTATATGAAGCGCAAATTCCGCCTTTATTACGATTATTTCATATAAAAGAAATTAGTCCATCAGGTTGGATTGCTTTGCCTAATTCAAAAACATTGAAACATAAAAATCACACTACCTCTTGCACACATGAATATACTATTAATTACAAGAATCTTATTCCTCTCCCAAAAAAAGAAACAACTGTGCCGTACAAAATATGTAGTTTTGATATTGAAGCCAGTAGTAGTCACGGTGATTTTCCATTAGCCGTCAAAAATTATAAAAAACTAGCAACAAATATTGTTGATTTATGGGCAGAGAGTAATCAAACCGCCGAATATTTAAAAAATGTTATTCTATCGGCCTTTAATATTGGTGATAATAAAATAGATGGAGTTGAACTCGTTTATCCAAAAACAAAAGTATCAAAGGAAATGTTAGATACTTTATTCGCTCGATGGATTTCAATCTGTCCAGCAACATATAAAGGCACTATAGAAATAAACCCAGATGAATTCTCTGCTGAAGTAGAGGATGATTGTATGGATAATGGCGGAAATGATAGTGGTGATGATAGTGATAGTGGCGAAATAGAAGAAGAAAAAACATTCAGTTGGAAAATGTTTAAAAATAAACCCAAAAATTATAAAAAGAAGGGAAAAATAACAGACTTATTGTCAGACAAGGAAGCAACAAGAGAAACTCAAATTATGGAATTAACCCGAACACTTACAAACGTGTTTCCTGAACTGAAGGGCGATATGGTGACGTTTATTGGTTCAACCTTCTTACGGTATGGTGAAGATAAGCCCTATTTAAATCATTGTATTTCGTTGGGAACATGCGACGATGTAGCTAATGCGGAAATTGAACGTTGTTCAACCGAAAAAGAGGTTCTGCTTGCTTGGACAAATATAATTAAACGCGAAGATCCTGATGTTATTATTGGATATAATATTTTTGGATTTGATTACCAATTTATGTATTTGCGTGCGAAAGACTTGGGATGTGAACGGAGTTTTCTTCAATTATCTAGAAACAACCGCGAAGTGTGTCTGAATAAAAACTGGCGGACAGGAAAAGAAGGTTTAGAAGAGAACACCTTGGTTATTGCGAGCGGTCAACATGATTTAAAATTTGTGAAAATGACGGGTCGTCTACAGATTGATTTATATAATTATTTGCGACGCGATTATCAATTAACGCAATATAAATTAGATTATGTTTCGGGTTACTTTATTGGCGACGTGGTTAAAAAAATAGAACATATGGATAATGATAACAATAATAAAACAAAATTATATAGTAAAAATCTAACTGGATTAGAAGATGGCAACTTTATCAATTTTGAAGAAGAAGCGCATTCAGTTGATTATTATAAAAATGGAAAAAAATTTGAAGTGAGTGAAGTGAATGAAAAAGAGGGCTCTTTCGTTATTTGTGGAATTGAGGCTCCTGATATGACGAAAAAAGTCAGATGGGGCTTGGCAAAGGATGACGTAACACCTCAAGATATTTTTAGGATGACGAACGAAGGGCCAGCTGAGCGGGCAATTATTGCGAAATACTGTATTCAGGATTGTAATCTCGTTCATCATCTTATGCGAAAGATAGATGTTATGACTGGCTATATTGAGATGGCTTCCTTATGTAGTGTGCCTTTAGATTTCTTGGTTATGCGCGGACAAAGCATTAAATTGACAAGTTATATCGCAAAAAAATGTCGGGCAAAAAACACATTAATGCCTGTATTAGATAAAGGCGATGCGGATGAAGGCTATGAAGGCGCTTGTGTATTAGAACCCAAATGTAATTTATATTTGGACGACCCCGTCGCTTGTTTAGATTATGGTTCGCTGTATCCGTCCTCAATGATTAGCGAAAATATTTCGCATGATAGCAAGGTTACTACCAAAGAATTTGATTTGAAGGGGAAACTAATTATTGAAACAGGGGAAAAAGATGAAAAAGGCAATTATATCTATGATAATCTGTCTGGTTATACATATGTTGATATTGAATATAACACCTATAAATGGCAACGTAAAAACGGCAATCCAAAAGCCGGAATGGAAAAAATTAAAGTAGGGCATAAAGTCTGTCGGTTTGCGCAGTATCCAAATGAAGGAAAGGCTGTTATGCCGGCAATTCTGGATGAACTGTTGGCCGCACGAAAATCTACTAAAAAATTAATGGAAAAAGAAACCGACGAATTTATGAAGAATATTTTAGATAAAAGGCAACTAAGTATTAAAGTTACAGCAAATTCATTGTACGGTCAAACCGGCGCGAAAACAAGTTCGTTTTATGAAAAAGATTGTGCTGCATCTACGACGGCGATTGGTAGAAAAATGTTAACTTACGCCAAACGGGTTATAGAAGAGGCTTATTATAATCAAATTTTAGAAACGACTAATTATGGTAAGGTAAAAACACTAGCTGAATATGTTTACGGTGACACAGATTCGGTCTTCTTTAAATTTAATTTAAGAGACCTAAATGATGAGCCGATTATTGGACAAAAAGCCCTAGAAATCACAATAGAACTAGCCCAGCAAATAGAAGAAACAGCAACTAAATTCCTAAAAGGACCACATAAATTGGAATATGAAAAAACATTCCTGCCGTTTTGTTTATTATCAAAGAAACGCTATGTGGGCATGCTCTATGAAACCGATCCGCATAAATGTAAACGTAAATCAATGGGCATTGTTTTAAAACGCCGCGATAATGCGCCCATCGTAAAAGATATATACGGCGGAATTATTGATATTCTAATGAAGGAAAAAAATGTTGAACATGCGATTGACTTCTTAAAAGGGTGTTTACAGAATATGGTGGATGAAAAATATGGCATGGACAAATTGGTTATTACCAAATCACTCCGGTCGGGTTATAAAAATCCGGCACAGATTGCCCACAAAGTCCTGGCTGATAGAATTGGTCGCCGAGATTCTGGAAATAAACCGAGTATTGGAGATCGTATACCCTTTGTATATATTGAAAATCCTGATAGGAAAGCCTTACAGGGTGAAAGGATAGAAACACCAGAATATATTATGGCAAATAAAATAAAAATTAATTATTCATTCTATATTACAAATCAGATTATGAAACCCACTCAACAAGTGTTTGCCCTAGTCTTAGAAGATATGAAAGATTTTAAAAAAAAGAAGGGCCATACATTGCGGTCATGGAAAAAAGAATTAGAAGTTCTTCATAAAGAATATTCTGACACAGAAATAAGAAAGAAAAAAGAAGATGTTCTTAGAAATAAAGAAGTAAAGGCGTTATTATTTGACGCGTATCTTAGAAAAACAGATAATTTAAAAAATGGTCTTACAAGCATAACATCATTCTATAAGAAATAAATTAACAAAAAATTGTATAATATAATATAATATAATAAAATATAATAAAATATTAAAGTTAATCAGAAATATAATATTATTATATGAACTTAGTTTTTTCATCAGTTGGCGATTTAAGTAATTTTCCTCAATGGTGGTTAAATAAAAAAGCCTTAAAAGAATTTGATATATACGTATGTTATTATGGTGATGATATGATGAAAGCCAAAGAAATAGAAAAATATTGTGAATATTTTACCATATCAAAAGGCAGTAAATTTCAGAATTTTCATAAAATTTTTATGAATGATAAGAAAACATTAGATAAATATGACGCATTTTGGATAGTAGATGATGATATAAAAATAAGAACTTTGGAAATAAATAAATTATTTTTATATCAAAAAAAATATGACACTTGGATATTACAGCCTTGTTTTAGAAGCGGACGCGTTAGTCATAGTATAACTAAACAAGTTTCTGGAAATAAATTTCGGTTCACCAATTTTGTAGAAGTTTGTGTCACTCTTTTTTCAAAATACGCTCTATATAAATGTATGGAAATATATGATCCTATTTTAGTCGGTATGGGAATAGATTATTTATTTATATGGTATTTAGGTGAAAAAATGGAAGATAAATATGTCATTGTAGATGAGATCACCTGTATCAATCCATATTATAAGGACAGAGAGAGAGAAATAGATATTTTACAATCACATATAGAGAGAATTCGTATATGGAATACAATAAAAGACAAATACAATATAGTAGAATTTAAGCACATTATTCATAAAGTTATAAAGTAATTATGTTATTATTTAAACAGTTCTTTAGATAATAATATAAATGAAAGATTTTAAAGAATACGAAAATAAAGGATTAACAGGTTTAGCAAATGTTGGAAATACCTGTTATTTAAATTCTTTTGTTCAGATTCTCTCTCATACATACGAATTAACCGAATTATTAGAGAAAAAAGAATATATAAAAAAATTAAATCAAAAACCAGATTCGGTTATATTGCTGGAATTTGATAAATTAAGAGGACTTATGTGGAGTTCTAATTGTACCGTAGCACCAAATGGATTTGTTAACGCAATTAAAAAGGTCGCTTCTTTTAAAAAAAGAGATATTTTTACTGGATATGACCAAAATGACCTTCAGGAATTTTTATTATTTATGTTTGAATGTTTTCATAATGCTTTAGCCCGTGTTGTAGATATGAATATTACCGGTTCATCGCAGAATGAAACAGATGAATTAGCAAAAACGTGTTTTAATATGCTTAAACAGACATATAATAAAGAATATTCTGAAATGTTGTCTCTTTTTCACGGAACACATGTCTCAGAAATTTCAGAGATTGAAACCGGCAAATCACTTAGTTTAAGACCCGAGCCTTTTTCTGTTATTAGTTTATCTGTTCCATCATCTATTGGCTCATCACAAAAAAATATAACTATTTTTGATTGTATGGATTTATATTGTAAAAAAGAAAAATTAGACGGAGAGAATAAATGGTTTAATGAAAAAACAAATGAGAAACAAGAAGCAAATCGCGGAATTATCTTCTGGAGTTTACCAGAAATACTTATTATTGATTTAAAAAGGTGGAATGGTTACACTAAAAAATTAAATACATTGATAGAAACTCCCTTAATTGATGTAGATTTTTCAACATATGTAAAAGGTTATAATAGTAAATCATATATTTATGATTTATATGGTGTTTGTAATCACTCCGGCGGAGTTTCGGGCGGGCATTATACGTGTTATGTAAAAAACGCAAATGGAAAATGGTATGAATTTAATGATACTCGTGTAAATGAAATCGCAGAATCACGTGTTATATCGCAAAAATCTTATTGTTTCTTCTACAGAAAAAAATAATAAGATAATTAATATATAATGGAAGTTAGTTTAAACTCAAACAATGGATCGCCTTATTCTTATGATTATTTAAATAATATAGGAATAAATCCATATGTATTATTTATTTTAATCATAGTTGTAGTTGGATATTATATATTATTCTCATCTTTAGGTAGTTCAACCGAACCTATCTCTGGCAGTTCTTCTGGGTCTGGTTTAAAGATTTTAGAAATAATTCTTTGGGGCTTATTTATATTATTGATAATATTAAATGGCATGACCTACATTTTTAATACAAGTGTTACAGCTACTTTAAAAAATCTTTTTACTACCACTCCGGAAGTAGATATTGTTTTAAATACCGACCAAAATGATTCTATTCCAATGATGCCGAGCGCTGTGCCGGAAATAACTAGAAAACAACAAGTCTTTCATATTCCAGGAAATAAATATACATTTGATGATTCTAAAGCAATTTGTTCAGCTTATGGAGGCAGACTGGCTACATATAAAGAGATGGAAGACTCCTATAAAGATGGGGCTGATTGGTGTAGTTTTGGCTGGTCAGATGGCCAAATGGCTTTTTATCCCACACAGACCGAGAAATGGACTAATTTACAAGCCATAGAAGGTCATGAACATGATTGTGGACGACCCGGAATTAATGGTGGGTATATTGATAATCCCAATGTTCGGTTTGGGGTCAACTGTTTCGGTTATAAACCCAAAATTACCCAACAAGAAATGGAACAAATGGGGAATACGCCCTTGTATCCTAAAACAAATAAGGAAATAGATTTTGATAAAAAGGTTGACCATTGGCGGTCTAAATTATCTCAAATAACAGTTGCGCCATTTAATAGCAATAATTGGAGTATCATTTAATTATGCTATATATAATTATTCTTTTTCATCTAATAACATTAAAGCCATCGCAGCGTAATTATGTAAATCTAATAAAGTATCGCGCATACTTTCATCATTTATTAAATTTACTCCATTCTTTGTAATAGATAATGACCTCTGTATTTTATCTTCTATGCGCATTAATACACCAATAACACCAAATTTAGCGAACGCATCACCATAATCTATATTCTTTTTGGTAAAAAGTTCTAACGCATCTGATTGTATTTTTTTCATTTGTTCAACCCGATTCATTTATATATAAATTATATAAATGAATTTATATGGTATTTTATAATATAATATTATAATCAAAATAGATTTTTGTTTATAGACATTGGTAAACCATGTCCAAACAAAATCATGTAAATTAATATAAACGCAGCAATCATTATGCTTCTATTTTCAGCAACAACTTGTTTTTGTCCTCCTATAAAAACCATTAAGAAATATAAAAAAAGTCCAATTATCATTGAATGTAACAACATCATTCTCCCACTTTCCATAGTTATATATAAGTATTATATAATAATAATTTAAATTAAAGTTTTACATTTCTTTTTTAATATGCGGATCAACTAAACTTTCGTCTATTATTATTTTTTCATGTTTAAAATCATTTTTAATATCATCTAATGTATTTTTAATAGTATAAAATACAAATTCTATATAAGGTTTACAATTATATTTTGTCCCAATCATTATACCAAACCCAAATCCAAATAAAAATTCAAGCATTTTAATGTAATAATGTAAAAATCTTTAACTTATTTACATTATTACACATTTAATTATTGTGTTAATATAGAAATAAATACCAAAAAAAATAATATAATAAATATAACCCTAATACAGTAATGATTATTCGGTTTAGTTTTTTGTAATATAATTATTTCATGTGGTTGATTTATTACATTTATAGGCATCTGTATTATTTCTTCCTTTATTCCTGATTTTGGAAATGATATAGGTCCTTTACAAATCGGGCAGACTGAATTATTTTTTATCCATTGTTCTATACAATTGTGATGAGAGTAACATTCACATTTACATTCCTTAATTAAAAAATGCATTTCATTCATTAATCTAACATCATCTATTATAATATTATTACTTTGTATAGGTCCTTGTAAACAAATTAAACATTGGTTTTCTTTATCATTATCATTATCATTATCATTATCATTACTTTCATTATAAAACGTACTATATCCAACTGATTTCATTATATTACATTATATAATGAAATTAATTTACATCCTTTTATAAAATTATTTATTTCTCTTGGTCTTCTTAGTCTTCTTAGTCTTCTTAGTCTTCTTAGTCTTCTTAGTCTTCTTAGTCTTCTTAGTCTTCTTAGTCTTCTTGCTTCTGCCTCCCTTAAGTTTTTTTTTAAATATAGTTACATTATTTCCTTCAATATCTGAACTAACATCTGTAAATAAGTTTACTAGACTATCATTTTTTTTTGGTGGTTCTAATTTGTCTTCTCTTGGGTACTTAGAAAAAATCATTAATCCATTTTCTTTTAATAATTTATATATTATATTATAATTCATTAACACAAATGGACAAGTATTAAGAATTATTACATCATAATTAGATATATTTCTCTCTATAAATTCTCGGGCAAGTGGATTATATTCAACTAAGTCTAAATCTATATCAACTTCTCCCCCTTCTTCTTCGGAATATGATTCTTTATTTGATAAATATTCTATTGTATAATCTGGTCCTAGTAATGAATTAACTAATTTATTAATTTTTGGAACAACTGCCTCTTCTACCTTTATATATTTACCATTTCCTCTATCTAGATTTCCGCTCTTTCTTTGACATAAGACCAATACTTTTTTAAACATAATTTTATTATTATATACTTATAATAAAATTATATATACTAATATTATTTATTAACTGGACAGTTACTTAAATTCGCAAAACATTGCTGACCGTTGCATTCACTATCTTGACCGCCTGGGCATTGTCTGCCACATTTGGAATTTGCGTCTGACCAGCCAGTGCCGCAATAATTACGTTTTGGGGTAGGTGGAGCAGAATTCCATAATATATATCCAGCCGGTGTTATCCCCGTATTACCCACATTTAATTTATCCCAATCAGAATCATATGGAATAGACGGAACAACTTTATTCTGAACAGCTTTAAAAACAGATAAATCCGTTGGTTCCAGTTCAGTGCCAGATGCCCCATATATTTGAGGCGAAATATAATCAATATTTTTATCAGTCAACCATGAATTTATTATATCCTTACCTTGGCCTGCTCCAGTTTGACAGCCATAAGGCATAACAAAGCCCGTGGTAACAATAACTAATAATCCGGCTGCTTTGCATTTGGCAAAACAATCCGTAAATAAGGGAGCCATGTTTACATTAGGTGAACATACTTCAATATCAAAACACAAACCATCCCAACCCGATTGTTTAATTGCGGATAATTTACTATTTATATAATCAAAATCAGCTTGACCTTTCCATATACCAGTATCTAGACCTCCTCCTAAATCAAGTATTTTTTTACCACTTGTTATTTTAGAGGACAAATTAATATATTTATCAATTGCTTCTTTGGCTGTTTCGCCGCCAAAATAAACGCCAAAATCCCACTTGCCTTGAGGAGCAGGCGAATTAACCCAAGACATAACATAATAACCTTTAATTGTTGGATTCGTAAATGTTTCTATCATATTTTTAAATAAATATTTATATGTGATATATAATAACACTAATACAACTATTAATATTAATACACGAATAACGTTTTTACTTAAAAATTTTGGATTAAATATTATATTTTTTTTAACCATATATAATATTTAATTATTTTATAAAATTATAAATTTTTATTTTCTATTTATTTTTTGGTTCTATTTATTTTTTGGTTCTTCTAGTTTTTTTACCCTTGGTTTTTTTAATATTTTGTTTATTTCTAGTATATTTTTTATTAACTACTGGTTTCAACTCGGCTAAAGAAATTAATTTATTGTATAAATCGTCAGACATTATTTCACTATCAGACATTATTTCATTATCAGTCGGTTCGTCTTGCATTATTTCAGTATCATGATGTTTATAGCAAGTATCATTTATCGTATATAAATACAAAGCTGGAAACCCTAAATTTTTATAATTATCGCTTACCTTACCTGTACGTAGACCACTAATATGCCCACCGCCAGTATCTGCTCCGCCAGTATAAAGCATAGACATATTTGCGTAATAACCATTATCCGTCATAATCATATCATCTTTTGTAAATAGAGAATCATTGGTTGAGAGAATATCAGTCATATATATATATTTATTTATAACATAATTCTTTATAACATAATTCTAATTAATTATTTGCGTAAAATCTTTTAATGTCAGGAATAATTTTAGAATTTCTACTGTCTTTAATATAGTTCATTATAAGTTTTACCTGTTCTGGATTTTTAATGCACTTTCCTAAACACTCATCAACATATTTTAAGGTAAGTGGATTTGTTTGTTTTACCATAGTAAATTTAAGTTTTCCATCTGATATTTTAAGAACAGAATTTTGTAAATTATGTGTATCTACATATTTTATGATTCCATTTTCTATATTATTTTTATCTTCGCGTATTTGCTTTGTTTTATCTTGTAATGAACGCAATTGATTATCTAAAGAAACCCATTTTTGTATACTTTCTTCAAAACTCATTTTTATAACATATACGGAAATTATTATTTATAATTAATATTTTAAATATAAATTATGTTTAAATAAAATTATTTATAAAATTATTACTAATTATGGTTTACAACATTTTTCTAATGCCCATAAACCCGCTTTTAACCTTATTTCCTAAACCTTTAACGCTTCTCTTAGCCGTGCGGTTACGTTGAAAATATTTCTGAAGACCAAACAACCCAAATGGCAATAACGCAGTGCTTATCACGCCGTTGCCTCCATGTTTGCGGGTTTTTCGCGTCTTTTTCATGTGTCGGCATTTTTTCGTGTGTCTGTGTTTTCGGCGACTTTTACGTCCACCCGATTGGTTTTCTAATCCAAGAGTCATTTTACCTGCAGAATCAGATATTTCATGTAATTCGCCAAGGTTTACATCACCTGCGCCATGAGGACGCACTTCACTATCACCGCCTCCGCCTCCTCTTTTCATTCTATGTCTACGAGAACCATGTTTAACCATCTTTATACTATATTAAAAGAAAATATATATAAAATAATTATAAACTTGTTATACTTGTTATACTTGTTATACTTGTTATATTACAATTATTCCTTTTTTATAAAAAAAGATTTATTCCTAAAGAGAAGAATAAAAATTCCTAAATGCAATAAAAAACTTATTAATACAAACAATAACGATAAATATAAATATGGGTATATTTGTAATAATACTAAATCTATTAAAGGCGACAATAAATTTTTTAATTCCTTTTTTACATCATCACGTTTTAAAACGAGTAAACATTCATTAATAATTGTTTCTTTAATCATATTTGTATATGTAATAAAAATAATTTTTTTTGCGTGTTATTCCTTTCTTAATTTTCTATATTATTTCTAATGGATATATTTAAACCAACTCAAGAATTTGAATTTAATAAAATTACTTTAGGAAATCCTCTCCCAATTCAGGGTGGAGCGTTTTTCTCAAAAGTAATTTTTTCTGATAAGGAAAAAGAACTGTTTATACAATTACCAAAATGTGCAACAAAACAAGCAATTATAACTACCAAACGAGGAAAATATTGCGATTTAATGTATACGCGTGATCAGAATGAAACTTTTTTTAACTGGTTAGAAAAATTAGAAACTGTTTTTCATGACCTAATAGATAAAAATAAAAATTTATGGTTTACTGGAGATTATTCAAAAGATGATATTGAAAATATGATGTCCCCTATAACTCGTATGTATAAATCGGGAGCATATACATTAATTCGTGTCTACATAAATTCAAATAAACATACAGGCGAAGATAAATGTTCTGTATATAATGAAGATGAAGTTAATATAGATATTAATACAATTGTGCCTGAGACAAATATTATACCTTTGGTTTTAATTGATGGGGTTAAGTTTACATCTAGAAGTTTTGAATTGGATATTAAACTATCTCAATTAATGGTTCTTAAAGAACCAGTTAATACATTTAAAAAATGTCTTATCCGCATGTCTGATGATTTAGAAAATAATCAAATAAATGCGTCGTGTTTGGGTCTTAAGATTGTTGAGGACATTAATTCAGTTAATGAGATTAAGGAAATCAAAGAGGTTATTTTAGATAGTCAGAGCGAAAGTGATGGCGAGAATGAAGATGTGCCCGATGATGATAAAGAGATTGTGTCTGCGCCTGCTATTGATGTGTCTGCGCCTGCTATTGATGTGCCTGCGCCTGCTATTGATGTGCCTGCGCCTGCTATTGATGTGCCTGCGCCTGCTATTGATGTGCCTGCGTCTGCTATTGATGTGTCTGATGCGCCTATGCCTGTTTCTGTGAAAAAATATAATACTAACTTAGAAGAAGTTAATTTAGAAAATATTATAGAAGATAATCTAGAAAGAATAAAATTGAAAAAGCCAAATGAAGTATATTATGATATTTATAGGTCAGCAAGAGACAAGGCAAAAAATATGAGAAAATTGGCTATTCAAGCATATCTTGAAGCAAAAGAAATTAAGACAAAATATATATTAGAAGATATTGATATTTCTGATGATGATGAAGAAAATGAATATAAACTTTAGAAATATTAATCTTTCTAATTTAGAAAATTTAGATTAATTATTATTTAATAATAATTAATTATACTCGTTTTGATAAAAATATTTTATCATCTTTTTAATATAATGAGTATAATCAAAGATTTACAGAAGAAGATTAAAACGCATCATTTTTTGGCCCTCCTCGGATTTGTTATTTTAGCATATGCCGTATTTCAATATTCTGGCCGAAAGGGCAGTATGTCTGATGGCTTTAGCGGAAACGCGCCGACCGGTAATGGTCAAAATTCCTCAATGAATAGACCTACTATGGATAATGTAGCTCAACCGGCTGAACCCGCCGGCCAGAACGAGGTCTACTCCTCAGTAACCGGTATTGCTACGTCGTCGCAAGGTCTGCCCCCCAGCTGTATGAAGGGCGGTAGTGTTGTTGACCCTTCGGAACTGTTGCCTTTAGATAAAAATAGCCAATGGGCTCAACTCAACCCCTCCGGCAGCAACGACTTTAAGAATGTTAATTTATTAAAGGCTGGTTACCATGCCGGTATTGATACTGTAGGCAGTTCCCTCCGAAATGCGAATCTCCAGGTTCGCTCTGAACCGCCTAACCCCACCAGCAAAGTGAGCCCCTGGATGAATACCACCATTGAGCCTGACTTGATGCGCATGCCTTTAGAAATCGGTTGCGGTCCTCAGTAAATTTTTATATCAATAAATTTTAAACATTTATAAAAAAATATATAATTTATATTTTTTTACACCTTTGTACATTTAAATCGCTGATTTAATAAAAAATTGAAATGTTTTTTCGTTATAAGATAAAGACACCCAAGTGAAAAAATACAAAACATGATGCAACCAACGAGCAGGAATCATTATAATAAAGATACAAGGTTCTTTAATAATACGACCCCTCCATTTGAAAAAGAAGACGAATACAATAGTACGTATAAGAGATTAGTCGGACGTGGAAGCGAACTCATAAAACATGAAAACCTAATAAGAAGGGAATATACTGTACGCACTGGAAAAATGCGTCCAAAAGGATGTGCTCCTACGATACAAGTGTCTATATACGCGAGTCATAATTGTATTATCCACATTCAACAAACATATACCTCCTTTTTCCGTACCGACTCTTCTGAACCTGATTCCCCCCCCAGAGAACTAATTTTAAGCAACGATATATACGAATATACAACCCCAAATAAACCAATGTTTATTCAAAGAACATTAGGGTTTCTTTATTATCGTGTTGTATGTGAAAATCCAAATGAAGAAGATATTGAAACGCTATATTTGACGACACAACTTGTTAATCACCCAGCAATTACACAAGGTATAATTTTATAAAATCGGCGTTTTAAATGTCCAAAGGTGTATAACATTTTTATTACATTTTTATTACATTACAACGCAAGATTGATGTGGTCTATAATTAAACGCCATATCTGATAACCTATTAAATCTCGTTTCATTATCTTTCACTAACATATAATTTTTTCTCTTAAAATTCTCAAGTGCGTCCATTAAGTTCATGCTCGTTATAACTGCGTCATTCGTCATCATATTATGTGTAAATTCATCAAACTTTTCTTTTAACACGCCAGTAAAATTTTCTTTATATACTTCCTTAACCTTAATTGAATAATCCAGGTCCATTTGCTCCCAATATTCAGGTGAGTTATTCATTCGGTCTAAGTAGTAATATACAATTTATATATCATTTAGAAGAGAATCAATTTTTTCTAGAATAGAATAATAAATATTAATATATATTAATGAAAATAAATATTATTGGTTACGCATTAATAATATTATTATTTTATATTTGTGTTAAAATATATCAAGAATCTGACGCCTTTAATCTGAAATGTATTATTTCCGATGTAGATGGTAAAAAATATTGTGTAAGAGAACGGAGTAAACTGTCATTGGCGGCGGATAGATTAGCAACAGTGAATCAAAAATTATCCAAATTAGTAGAACATTGTAAAAAAGAGTTTCCCGAAAGAGAGAATGTAGCACGTTTAGTAGAAGGGTTTAATCCTAAAAAAATATCCGAAACTCTGCCCACAAGTGAATTTACGGCTTATAGTGAGAATAAAGGCGAGAAATTGGCTTTTTGTTTAAATACGGAGAAAAATGGAAATAATTTAATTGACCCCAACACTTTAACATTTGTAGCCATTCATGAATTAGCCCATATTGCGACCAAGAGTGTTGGTCATAAAGATGAATTTTGGAGCAATTTTAAATTTCTTTTAGGTGAAGCAAGTAAAATAAACATCTATAATCAAACCGATTATAAGAAAAAACCTGTCCGTTATTGCGGTATGACTATAACTGATAATCCTTATTATGATTTTTAAATATATATTTAGACCTTTTAATATTTAACATTTATCAACAAATACAGAATTATATTATAATATATATTTTAATCAAATTATAATATAATATGATTAAAATATTATTTATCATACCTTTTATCATACTTTTTATAATATTGATTGGAATAAATTTAAACACCAATAAAGAAACAAATATATGTAATAGACAATTAACAGATGCTGAATATATAAATCATATGATACCGCATCACGAAGTTGCTGTTTATATGAGTGAAAATCATTTACATAATACAAAAAATCCAATAATTCTTGATATATTAAGAAATGTAATAAGATTACAAAAATATGAAATAAATCTAATGAAAGATTCAAAAATACTTAATAAAACTAATGTTGAATTTAATGATGAAATGAGTAATAAAAACAATAAAATGGATAATTCATATACTGCTACACAGGGTGATTTTACAAAACCAAACACGCTATATTTAAGTAATACATTTTGCGACCCTGGTTTTTTTAGTATGTCTCATAATAAAAAATTACATAATATGACAGATGCGATGTATATCCAACATATGATTCCGCATCATCAGGTTGCTGTTGATATGAGCAAAAAAATATTAAAAACATCAAATAATGACTTTATTATTTATTTAGCACACAGAATAATTAGAAGTCAGCAATTAGAAATCACTAATCTCTATTACTTATCAAAATCAAAAAATATGTTTGAAAGTAATATTTTATAGGTATAAAGTATAATTAGATGATGAACCTGATTTTAATTTCAACAATCTATATCACCTTGCTTTTTTTCATCAGTGGATTTCATAAAATAAAAGATTTCATGAAAGTTGTTAAAGGGTTTATGAATAAAACTACACTTCCATTATCCCTTGCTAAAATAATTATTAGTGGCGTTATTTTATTAGAAATCGTTGCGCCATTTATTATAGCTCTTTATTCTTATAATTCTAATCCGAAATTATATACATACACCAAATTATCTCTTTTAGGATTAATTATATTTACAATTTTAGCTACATTTCTCTATCATTTTCCACCTTTTGGGGAAAATTATTATTCTTTTATGTCTAATCTCTCAACCCTGGGTGGTTTACTTTTACTTTATCAACATTTTTTTATTTAATGCGGGTATCTATTTTAAATATATTTTTTCATAAAATGAACATGTGTATCCATAAATTCATTTTTCTTATCCTCGGAAAAATTTAATGTTGGAAAACTAATTTGTAATGGATAATTGATTATCGGACAAGCTGAATATTTAATAGCCACATCCCCAAATAGCGTATTAACTGTGTTTGTTTCCTCAAAATTATCAAAGGAACAAAAAATAGAAACAATTTTATCGGCAGCATTGTGTAGTAAAATATCTTCGGAATACAACCACCAATCATTCTGAATCAAGCGCGTAAAATTAGCCAAAGACAGGTTTAACCGCGTTGCTTGGTCCTGGTTAATTTTTAATTCTAATGAATTCAAGTAAGACATTCTAGAATTAATATCATACAGCTTTCCTTTTACACCTAAAGCCATTTGATGTTGCATCAAAGTGGAGGAATATAAGATATATCTCTGAGAGCAATATTGAAAAATAACAAAAGCCATTGACATCGCATTATGTGCAATACAAATAACTTCTTTATCTCGGCTCTGTAAACTTTTAATATAGTTTATAATTTCTAATCCAGCCATTACATCGCCGCCAGGAGAATTAATATATAAATAAATTGTATTATGTTTATTTTCAATTAAATTTAATTTTGATAATAATCTAGACGAAGCATCCTGATTAATTGTTTCTCTCAGACTTACAAAATTATCTTTTTTAAATTCTATTAATTCTGGTTTTGTTGGAATAGCTAAGAATAATAGTGCTAGTAAAATTTTAGGCAACATAATACTATATTATTGTAGTATTATGCTGTATGTTTAAGCATATTCGTATATTGTTTATTTCTGCGTTATAATTGATATATTATAAATTATTTATCAATAACAACTTCCTTTGCTACCTTTTTAATGACCCTATTTATATTTTCTTCATCGCCATCCATTACTTTACTTACTACTTTCATATATTCATCGCTTTGATTGGATTTACTGTCCATACATTTCGGATGTGTCTCTTTCCAAGTGGTTAACAACTGGAAATTCTTCTTATTGACTCCCCGCACAGCCGTTAACATCTGTTTAGTTTCTTGTGTTTCTTTTTCCCATTTATTTTCCTCCTTCACATATAAAGTTTCGCGCTTTGCATCACTACAATGAACTGGTCTTTTATTAATATCTGTATCATTTAATTGTTTTATTATAATATTGGACATTCCTTCAACGTAACCGAGTTTTCCAATATTAACCAAATCAGATAACTTTATTTCAATAGAGTTTATAAAATCAGACATATTCATCGCATCCTTACATTCCTCATTTAAAAATACCTGGAGATTGAAGGTTTTATTATGACTATTTGTATTTGTATTATTTATAGTTGTAGGTTGTATTTTTTGGCATACATCAATCATTTGTTTTTGAAAATTCTGATTCTGTTTTTGTAATTCTGTTGTTTGTTTTTGTAGTTCTGTATTATTTTTAACTAATTCTAATACTAAACTTGTTAATATTTTAATTTCATTTGATGATGCGTCTAGTATAGTATTTTCAACAGTTGAGTCTGGATCGTTACATAATTTTTTGTGTCTCCATAAACCAGTTCTTGATTTATATATTTTATTACATATATTACATGTTAATTCTACATTTTTGGCGAATTTGAGATTACAATTGTCTCCATTTTCGTTACTTTTATGTTTAATAGAAGTTAAATGTTTTTCAAAATCACTTTTTTTAGAGCAGTTATAATGACAACATTCACACATAAATTTTTTTGGCGATTTCGGCGAATTATTGTGTAACATTTCTATATTATTATGTAACATAATAATTCGCCTAAATCCTTTTAATTATTTAAATTAATTTTATAAAAAAGTTACAATCACAAATATTATCACTAAAAAAAGAAATTGAGAGCATTATGGTCTAAATTCATTTTTTGGCTTTTTTTCATTCAAAAGAGTTTTGCAAAAGTCCATTTTGGACATTTATAAATGTCCATTTTTCATTTTTGCAAAACTCTTTTGGACGATTTTTTTACGTTTTTCTTTAAGTACCTAAAACAATAATATATATTAATATTATCAATAAAAATAATTAATATATATTATTACAAAGTATCACACTCAACCATTTCTTTGACCAGTGCTTCAAATGTATAATCACATGTCCATTTTAATTCAGCTTTGGCTCGTGAAGGATCTCCTAACAATTCTTCAACTTCTGCTGGTCTATAATATTTTTCAGATATTTTAATTAATTCTCTCCCAGTAGTTTCATCATAACCAATTTCATTCACGCCTTCGCCTTTCCATTTAATATTAAACCCTTTATAACGAAATGATTTTTCAACAAATTCTCTCACACTATGAAATTCATTTGTTGCCAATACATAATCATCTGGTGTTTCACATTGTAACATTAACCACATGCCTTTAACATAATCTTTCGCATGACCCCAATCACGCATAGAATTAATATTACCCAATGTTAAAAATGCGGAAGGGTCCTTTAATATTTTATTTAAACCCATTGTAATTTTACGGGTCACAAAATTGTGGCCTCTTCTAGGACTTTCATGATTAAATAAAATGCCCGAACAAGCAAACATACCATATGATTCGCGATAATTTTTTACAATCCAAAATCCATAGAGTTTTGCGACCCCATAAGGCGAGCGCGGATAAAAAGGCGTTGTTTCTTTTTGCGGAACCTCCATCACTTTGCCATACAACTCGGATGTTGAGGCCTGGTAAAATTTGATTTTATTTAAAGGAATTTCACAATTTTTAACGGCTTCTAATAACCGCAATACACCAAGACCGTCAATATCAGCAGTATATTCTGGCATATCAAAAGATATTTTAACGTGACTCATTGCTCCCAAATTATAAATTTCTAAAACTTCTAGCTCCTCTTTATATTTATTTTTTATTTCATTAAGAACATTTAGAATATTAATACTGTCTGATAAATCGCCATATCTTAAAGATAATTTATCAAATATATTTTCTATTCTATGAGTATTTATACTGGAAGAACGCCGAATGATACCCCAAACCTCATACTTTTTTTCTAGTAAAAATTCAGCCAAATAAGAACCATCTTGGCCTGTTATGCCCGTGATTAATGCGATCCTCTTTGTCATAATAATATATAATTGTTATATTTTAATCTTTATATTTAAACTCCATAAAATCTATATTTATATTATTATTCGTAATAACTGAATTTATATTTATTAAATCCCATTTATTTATATCACTATAATCAAAGAAAGTATCACATTTATACTCGTACCCAATAGACGTAATATAACATTTATATATAAAATTTCTCTCTAAGCACTCTTTATAAAGCATTGCTCCGCCAATAATCCAAATAGTATCATAGTTTGCGGACAACTTACAAAAGGCATTTACTTCATCTAAATTTTTAAATGTTTTAATTCGGTGCCCATCGGTCAATCGTTCGTCAATAATAATACTGGAAGAAATAATAAAATTATCTCTTCCTGGAAGATATTTATTTGGTAAAGAAAGCCAGGTATTTTTACCCATGATTACCGCATTATTTCCATTTCCTTTTGTTTGTTTAGTAAAATACTGCATATCTTCCTTTATACTCCAAGGTAATTTGCCATCTATTCCTATTCCGCCATTTTTACATAAAGCAACTATCAAATTATAATTATTAGTATAGTTCATATAATTATATAAAATAATATAGTTTTAATTTATATATATGTCTAATATCTATAAATTATGCCATACATTAGATAAAGAAAATACTACTCTATATGTTTTTTATGGAAAAAAACAAAGTATTATTGATTCTGGTATAGTTTTAAATGAATTATTTAAAAGAGAACCAGAAAATATATTGTTTGAAGGGCTTTTTAGCGAAGTAGAATTAAAAGATATTTTGGATACAAATATAAATGTGGAATTTGTAGCAGAATATATCCATATAGATGATACAATTGAAACAATCAAAAAAAAATTAATGAAAAATATTTCTAATACCGTTTCCTTTGGTGAGATCTATTTTTATATAAAAAAATTTGAAAAACTAAAGTCAGAGACAATTTATCAAACCATAACTCAAAATGAAAGTTTAGAATTAACTCATGGACGATTAACACAGTTTTTATTAAATATAGATGGAATTAATCCTATTATAGCAGTTAAAGATATATATGATTACGAAGACATTAAATCACTTGATTTAGATAATAAAACATTTTTAGTAAGTAAATCTATTGGACAAAAATTTGTATCTATAGAGACGACCTATCCTTATACAGTTAATCCATATAATGTTACTGAGTATGACCCCTTTCTGGAAAAAAATGCTGATAATATAACAACCACGACAAACAAAAATCTATTGATGGATACTAAAAATATAAATAATAACACGATATTTTTTTGTACAGCCAATGAAGTATTGAAACATGCAACAGCCTTGAAACTTTCTCAAGAAAGCACAGTAAAGATATATTTTCCTTATCTTAGAGAGAAAGATATTAACAATTTACAACAATTAGATACAAAAAAAGAAATCCTGAACATAGAATCAGAAAAAATGTTAAATGCTAATTTTGATAAAAATGAAGAGAATGTGAATCTCTTTTACAATGTTTATAATGAGCGAAAAAACAAAGAGAACTCTTTGTTTAAGAGTGTTGGTATAAAGGAATTAGAAATAACAATACATCCCGAACAATCTTTTAATTTGCCATTGGATATTGTATTTAAACTTATACACGCGACGGAAAAAGTGCCTTTTATAAAATATAACCCAGAAAAAAGACAAGAGAAGATTTTTAGATTGTATGCAAATAAATTAGCGACAAATGGTAATAAAATTCCTTATATGAACAAAGCAAATATTAACAAATTAATAAAACAAATAGGAAGAAATAAGAGTGTGGCTGTTTATATTGAAGATGTTGTAGAAGGCGAAGTAATTAAAATTGTTTGTGAGTTTGAAAATAATGGCGATATAACTATAAAATCTACATTTTCTAATGGTATGACGATTGAACAAATAGATAAAATATTTATTGCTAAAGTTAATCCGGTAATTAATGTAATAAAAGATTATATATCGCAAAATGGATATAATATGAATAATTTTAAAAGCCTGAATGACGCCTATGTTGAGGTGTCTAATTTGGCTTATGTGATGAATATACAAATTACAAAAGCGATCCAATTAAAAAAAATAATAGGATGTGTATCTAGTATTTTTAGTGTTATAGAAGACGATTTAGCTAAGGGCATTGTGATGCGTTATAAAAGAGTTGCTAATTATAATGAAATGACTAGTCAAGAAGCCTTTATAATAGATAATCTAAATGCTAATAATAGTGAATATGATATAATAGAGGGACTTTCTAAGAATTTTTCTATTAGCATGGATGTAGCCAGAGCAAAATTTGCTGATTTTGCCACATCATTACAGGTTGTTCAAAATGCGTTTCAAAATAAAAAAATAAAAATAAAGAATAGTCCTGGTTTTTTAGTTACAATGGTAAAGGAACAATTTGATAATACTGCTATTACTATTAGCGTTAGTGGAATTAATGATATTTTTTATCTAAAAGTTATACCGAATTATATAGATTCGTTAATGAGAATATCTCAAAATCCTACAAGCACAAATGTATCTACCAAAATTATTGATACTCAATGTTCTGGTAAGAAAATTCAAGATGAACCACAAATAAATGATATTGTGGCTCAAGCCGAACAACCTTATTCAGAAAATAAACAAATGCGAATTGTGGCACAAGAATTAGTATTTGAAGAAGAAACAGGCGAAGGAGCAGGTGAGAATATGTTGGATTTTTTATTAGGATTTGGCGGAGATGATGAGGAGGAGGAGGAGGAGGGAGCAGAAGTGGGAGGAGCAGGGCCAGGTGAAGCATCAAGCGCAAGCGAAGCAGGGCCAAGCGAAGCAAGCGCAAGCGAAGCAGGGCCAAGCGAAGCAAGCGACTTATTAAAAAAAGATATAACTGGTATGAGTTTAACACATCCGAATGTATTTTCTACAAAAATGAATAAACTTGATAATTCTTTGTTTCTGGTAAAACCAGAGGGTAAATTTGATTCTTATTCTAGAAGTTGTCCGTGGAATTTTCGCAAACAACCAGTAATATTAACAGATAAGGAAAAAAAAAATATTGATGAAAAACATCCTGGCTCATATGACCAAGCGGTTAAATATGGAAGTGACCCAAAAAATCAATATTGGTATATTTGCCCGCGTTATTGGAGTTTAAAGGATAATGTAAGTTTAACAGAAGCAGAAGCCAAATCTGGTAAATACGGAGATATTATACCAAAAGACGCAAAAAAAGTTCCTCCTGGAGGAAATGTGTTTGAATTTACAGAGGATAAGTATCACAAAAATGATAAAGGTGAATATGTTAAACACTATCCTGGTTTCTTAGGAACAGATGCACATCCAGAAGGTAAATGTATGCCGTGTTGTTATTCTAGATGGGATAGTCCACAACAAAAAAAAAGACGGGATACTTGTAATCAGCAAATGGTAGAAGACCCGGAAAAGGCAAAAAAAAAGGAAGAACCAAAACTATCTGATACAAAATTAACAGACAATTACATAATGGGTCATGAAACTTTTCCTTTAGATTCAAATCGTTTTGGATATTTGCCATTAGCGATACAAAAATTTATTAAAACAGATAATATGGATTGTCAAATAAGTGTTACAAATACTAAGTTAAAACCAGATTATAAATGTTTAGTTAGACATGGTGTAGAACCACATAAAACTCAATCATTTGTAGCCTGTATTAGTGATATACTTGGGAGAAGTAATAATAAAACTCCAGTAAGAATACCTGAAATGAAAAAAATATTTATAAAAGCAATGAATCTAGATACATTTATGTCGCTTCAGAATGGAAATTTAATTGAGTTATTTTATAAAGAGGGCTCCGATACGGATATAAACCTGGACACATACAAAGATACTGAAATATATAAAAATGTTTTTAAGACTAAAGATGAAGAAAAAATTAATTTTTTGAAAAAATTATGTGTAGCATATGAAAATTTTAAATTATATTTAAAAGACGATAAGGTAGAAATAAATTATACTTACTTATGGGATTTAATATGTAGACCAAACAGCGAACTATTTCCCAAAGGAATAAATATGGCTATTTTAGAAATAAAAAATGATGATATCACAAATAATGTAAATATATTGTGTCCATCAAATCATTACTCCAGTACATTATATGATAGTCATAAGAAAACTATTATTATTATAAAAAATGGAAATTATTATGAGCCTATTTATGAATATATTCTTCATAAAAAAATTAATGGAATGTTCAGTGTTCATGATATGAATATTTTAGAGAATTTAAAACAAGTATTGATATTAATTAAAAAAACAATTACAGATAAATGTGCGCCGAGAGCAAGTTTAATTAAGACCAAATATGAATATAAAAATAATATATTATTAGACCGTTTGGTTCATTTGTTGACCTTAAAAAATTATGAAGTTAAACAGCAAGTCATAAACTATAATGGTAAAGTAATAGGAATTGTCGCAAGTAAAGAGGGATTAACTGGTATGATTCCCTGCTATCCTTCCAGTCCTCTAATTGATTTAACCGCAGGTTATTACTGGATGGACGATGATAATTACAGTAATTCCTATCAAAATACGAAAAAATTTTTAACAATGGTTAATAATGAATTTAAAAATGCCTTAAATATAATACCATGTAAGCCTTTGTTTAAAATAGTAGAAGACGGACTTATCATTGGCATTTTAACGGAAACAAATCAATTTATAAAAGTATCTGAACCATTTGAAGCAGAGGTTGAGGGAGATGAATTAGAAACATTTGGTAAGATAGACACAAATTATAAATATTTAAATGAAGATAATAAAAAATCTTTAATGAGTTCCAAAATAGATAATGAAAGAATTAAATTTATTCATGAAATAAAGATAGAAACTGCGTTTTTTAATATTTTTAGAAATAATTCAAGAATTGTTCTAGGAGAATTTGATAATAAAAAATATAGAAACAATATTATAGAATTAATTACATCACAAAAAAATACATATATTGAAAAAATGGAAATGGTGATAGATATTTTAAAATTAATTATGAAAAATATAGTATCATTTGAGAATTATTCTGATGAAGATATAAAAAAATTATCTACTATTAAAAATTGTTATATGAGCGATGAGTGTTCGGCAAATCCAGTTTGTATATTACATACTGGTAATACTGGTGAAAATGATGGTGAAAATAAAATTTGTAAATTAAAAATACCTAAATATAATCTTATTAATAATCAAGATAATGAAATAGCATATTACACAAAAATAGCAGATGAATTAATAAGATATAAACGCATTAAATCATTCTTTTTTCAACCCAATAAATTTTTATCATTTACAGAAGTGAATTATAATCTTCACGATGATGAAATAATTTTATTTCAATCCTTATTAACACAAGAATATTTTGAAAATCTTATACCTGTTCCAGAGAATCCATACATTAATAATAATACATATGATACTGTTATGCCTAAAACTACCAAATGGACGCAACCATATTCTGATGTAGTTTCCTTTGATAAGGGTGTTCAATCAGGGGAATGCGTTAAACCTATACCAAAAATTTTTAAGGATGAACAAAAATTATTTAAAAAAAATACATTAGAAGAAGAGTTTATTAATAATACAAATATATGTTCATTTAATTTGATTATAAGAATTATTTCATTACATAGCAATGAAACCAAACAATATACATCAATAGAATTAAAGGAAATATTAATAAATGAATATTTGAAATTATTAAAAAATTATAAAACGGAATTACTCCGTATATTTAAATTAGAAGGGAAACAGCGGATATCTGATGAACTTGAAAAAAATATAAGTTTATTAGAAAGAATAATATTTAATGAAGATTATTATGTAACTAATATTGATATATGGATTTTAATAAATCATTTTTCTATACCATTAGTATTAATATCTTCTAATAACTTGATTGAGAATAATAACGAATTATTTGTTATGAACGCACCGACTGTCCCTGATGCTGAGACAATTTCTGGATTTTATTTTTTAAATGTTCCAGTTGATAGAGTGATTAATATTGCTCCGATATATAAATTGTTATTTACTGAGACAAGAGAATATAAAATAACTTTGGATAAATTAACAGCACCAACACAAAAAAAAATACAGTCCGGAAAAAAGGAAAATATATTAGAAAATTATTTAATTAAATTGAAAAAGTCCCTTGCTACCGATGAATCACCTCCAAAGCAAAAACCAAAAAAAATAGGAAAAATAACACTAGACAAATAATAGTGGAAAAATAATAGAATTTTGATATTAAATATTTATAAATATTTAATATTTATAAATATTTAATTATTATTTAATTATTATTTAATTATTATTTAATTAATTATATAATTTTTAAAACTCAATTTGATATCCATTGTCTTCTCCCATATCTTCCTCGGCAATATTCATAACATTACTCTGAATTGTTAAGTTGCTAATACTACAACTAGTGTCTTTATTGACAAATTCATCAAAACTATTTTGTATTTCTAATTCATCATTTTCTTCTTTCCATTCTTCAGAATTAATCTGAGTTATTTTATCAATATCTAAAACGACTTGAAACGCGCTTGTGCCAAAATAACCTTCTTGGCCACACATTACATTCGCAGAAACACCGCGCATATTATCTAATTCAGCATGTCTAGCCGCCTTTAAGAACATTTCGGGAGTTTCTTCAAATGAGGCCTTAGCTAAGGGGCCAATGTCGTCCTTATTAATGCCGTGGCGGAATATAGAAACCATCCCAATCGAATCATTACACGTCATCCGGTCACACAAAAGACTAAGATGATGATAGTTAATGTATGCGCCATCAAACTCAATAACTTCGGAAATTTCATTTAAAATTGACTGTCGGGCCGCTTCAACACCAAGCACTCGGTATATTTCTTGAATATCATTTGAATAGGTTCTTTTTGTATCAATATAATCAAGACTCAATAAACTCGTTAAATTTGTCCCAACCGTATCTAGAACCCAAGTCTCTTTCTTGTTATAAGTTCCAGTCTCCTTAATCATGCTGTCCAAAATTTTACGAGGAATTACTTTATTTATATTTTTGACTCCTCTTAGAACTAGATTATCTAATAACTGTTCTTGAAAATTTTTCAATAAGTAAATTTCATCAGATTGATCAAGTGAGCCTTGCTTCTGAACAGATTTCTTTTTAGATGAAATAATCGTGTTAAGCCTAATCCTGAATATTAACTTATCACTATTATAATCAGAATAGACACATGAAACTTCATCACGATATGCGTTTTTAATCGCAAAATTTACATCATCCATTGTTAAATTTCTATCAAGTAATTCTTCGGTGTTTAATACCAGCCGAATCACCCATTTTGATTTAACACTTGATTCGCCTTCATCACTTTTACCCAAACATTCATTTACCATATTTTCAAATAAATTATACTGTTCCATTGTAGAGTTATCTTCTTGGATTAAAGATTTCGTGTCATCTGGGTCAAAACAAATTTGAACAGAATCAACTAGTGCCCTTAATTTAGTATGCTCTATCCGATGAACAAGAGCTTTTGCTTTTTCTTGTTCACATTCGTCAGAGGGAAACAAATAAATTGTACATGCTGGTTGTTTCGGATTTTCAGATAATGATAATATTTCTTCAATGCGTGGCAAACCACGGGTTACATTTGACTTACTCGCAACACCAGCAAAATGAAATGTATTTAAAGTCATCTGTGTAGTCGGTTCTCCAATAGATTGTGCCGCAATCATTCCCACCATCTCTCCTGGCGCGATAATTGATTTTTTATAACTAATAACTATTGTATCTACCAATAAAATTAAAGCTTTTTTATTAAAACGCTTAACCATGAGGAGATCTTTTATGTTAAGATAATAATAATACATTGTTTTAAATAAATCAGTTGGCTGAACATAGTATATTTTTGTTATGGTGTCATATCCAGCAAGAATTATGTCAATCGCTTCAAGCGGTGTAATATCAACGAAGGAATTTTCATTGATAGATAACTGCCCTTGTATATTATTAATAATATGTGTAAAAGATACGGGAATATTTACTTTATCGTTTTCTCTATTGGCAAATATATTTTGCGCAATTCTATCACGGGAGGCAATCATAAAATTAAGTATTATTTCCAATTTTCCAGCAAGTTCATCTTTCTGTTTATTAAATCGCGAAATAACTTTCTTTGGAAAGAATGAATTATAAATTTTATTACTAGCGTCATCTATCGGCATCTGAAAATGCGCGTAAATTTCTTCTAATGTCATTTTTACTAGAGGCATATACTGTGATTCCACCTTTACAGTGTCAAACCCGTCATCGCCATAGGAAAACTGAATAATCTTGTTCTGGTTATTTCGGACAGACATATCATATTCTACCTTGATATCTTCCAACCCTTTAATCAGACGACGCTGAATATAACCCGTTTGTGAGGTTTTTACAGCAGTATCAATAATACCAATACGACCACCCATCGCGTGAAAGAATAACTCTTCAGGTGTTAAACCGGAAATAAAGGAGTTTTCCACAAACCCGCGGGCGGCAGGCGAATCATCGTATTTTGTATAATGGGGAAGCGTTCGGTTTTCAAAACCATACGGGATACGCTTATTATCAACGTTCTGCTGACCCAGACACGAAATCATCTGGGAAATATTTAAATCACTGCCCTTGGAACCGGCGTTGACCATAATAACAAACCGATTATCTTTACTTAAACTTTCACGCCCAATTTTTCCGGCGTCATTCACAGCACGACTTAAAATATTATTAACCTGTGTTTCAAACTCTACTTCGTCTGTTTTTCCGGTTTTATTTTCAAATATACCGAGATGTGTCTGGTCTATAAGATTTTTTACTTCCATTTTCTTTTTAGATATAACACTTGTAATTGATAAATTCGTAGCATCGTCTGCGATTAAGTCACTAATACCGACACTATATGCACTGGATTTCATGTATTCGGTCACAATGTTTTGTAAATCATCTATAAAATTGGCTGATTCTTTATTACCAAAATCATTGCAGATACGCTGAATCAAACCATTTGATCCTCCACCCAATATACCTTTTTCTAATTGACCACGCACATATTTTCCATTGATAATTTCTAAAACGGCATTAGATGTTTTGTAATCATCTTTTTCTCCAAATTTCTTACTTTTATATTTTAATGATAGAGGAGGTAGAATTTGCGACAAAATCTCAAAACTTGAATTTTTTTTACTAATTTTATTTACATCTACCTTATCATACGACATTAGTAAATTCATCGCATCGCGATCGGTAAAATTAATATTCTCCCGTGTTAGCCGATATGAACCCAATAAGGAATCTTGGAATATACCGACAATAGAATTATTATTTGCCGGACTAATGAGTTGCCACTGAACCGCCGCCAAATTTTTTAATTCTGATTCACTTTCATCATCTTGTGGCATGTGAAGATTCATTTCATCCCCATCAAAATCTGCATTATAAGGCTTAGTATCAGCTACATTCATGCGAAACGTATCACCAACCGGCATAATTTTTGCTATGTGACACATCATAGACATTCTGTGAAGTGTTGGTTGACGATTAAATAGAATAGCATCACCGTCCATCATATGTCTGTGAACAATATCACCAATTTCTAATTTAATAGATTCTCGGTCTACATATCGTAATGAAATACTATCACCATTTTTTCGCTCCAGAATTTTAGCTCCGGGATGAATATCTGGGCCGTTTTGAATTAATTTTTCTAAAAATTGTTTGTTTCGGCTATTCACTTTTACCGGTTTCGTAATATTTTTAGCAATTTTCATCGGTATCCCTAATTGAAGGACACTAATGTTCGGGTCAGGGGTAATTACAGAACGCGCACTAAAATCAACACGTTTTCCCATAAGGTTTCCTCTAACACGTCCATGTTTTCCATTTAAGCGCTCTTTAATAGATTTTAATGGTCTGCCGGAACGCTGTGACATAGGATAGGACCCCGGGAGTTTATTATCTACCATAGAGGCAACATAATATTGTAAAAGAACTGTCCAATCATTAATCACGTTTGAGCTTGCGTTTGATTGAATCTTTTCTTGTAAGGTTTTATTTGCCTTGATTATACTCACAGTGATATGTGTAATATCGTCTTCACTTCTTTGTTGCGAATCATGCTTCACGGATGGACGAACCGCAGGAGGAGGAATAGCTAAGACCTGGCAAATCATCCAATCCGGCCGAGACCAAATCGGACTAAATCCCATAAAATTTACATCCTCGTCTGAAATGCGTTTAAAACATTTCAGAATAATTTCAGGAGTTAAATTCATAGTTAATTTATCAGATTCATCCGTCGTCAAACCTTGAATATTATCCCATTCCGCAATTATTGTAGACAACCCTTCTTTTTTAATCTTATTGGGTTGTTTACAGCCACAACCATCATCAATGTCTTCGCCGCATCGGGTAATTTTTTTGGCTTGCTCAAACACAAAATCCCATCTATCTTCAGCCGACATTTTTAAGATGTGCTTATATTTGCTCTTGCTTATTAACAGTTTACTACATTTTATACAAACGCAACGAACTATTTTTAAAATTGTAGTCAAATACTGAATATAAAACAAAGGTCTAGCCAACTCAATGTGACCAAAATAACCAGGCGTTTGCATATAATCCAACCCATCCGTCGGACAGATAAATCCTGGCTCAAGAACACCCATGCGCGGATCAAACAAACCATTAATAACTGGTTTATTATTTATATATGTGTCACGGCTGGTGATTTCGGCGACAGAACCTTTTCTTATTTCTTCTGGTGATAATAAACTAAATTGGATACCAATAATTTTAGTAGCATTTTGTTTTTCAATCGTTCCTTTTGTACGTTGAGTCATTCTTATATTTACTAAATAATATTTAGATTCTTTTGAATCAATTTTTTATTAAATACAATAACTTTAAACAATTTGGTTATAATAGAATTAATATTATTGAATTAATTTAATTAAATAAAAAATTGATTCATTAAATTAATATAAATAATACTTAACAAGTAAAAGTAGAATGACTTCTGAAATTAAATTAACTTCTAAAAGTGCCCGTAAGACAAATACTCGCCAAAATCAAAAGGTGAAGGAAGAAAAATATAAAAAAAATATGTCTTCAGATGATGATAGTGATTTTATAACGGATGATGAGGTTGAAGAAAATGATATGGATTTAAAATCTTATAGGAGTTTCCTTTCTGACCTCTTTCCTTCAAAATACATGAAAGAAAAGGCAGAAAACACCGTTTCTTCTAAATCAAATGATAAAAAAACACTCAAAAAAACAAAATCTACACAATTGGATGTTCCTCCCCCTGCTCCAAAAAAATCAGCTAAGCCTCCTGTGTCTGCGATTGTGTCTGCTAAGCCCGTGTATGCCAAGCCTGTGCCTGCTAAGCCTATATCTGCTAAGTCGCTTGTGTGTGCCAAGCCGTTAAAATCTAAACCCACAAAACGTAAATTAGAGTTAGAATTTGAAACGGATGAAGAATCTTATGAAACACTTGATGAGGAAGATACAGATACAGATGATGAGGATGAAGATGATGATGATGATGACGATGAAGACACTTATGATAATGGTTATAAAGACGGATATGAAGATTGTAATTATAATTCTAAAATTATGAAAGGCGTTAAGGGAGGACAGCCTGCAAAATTTAACATTGTGTTTAATGTCGGCAGCTTAGGCGATTTAGAGGATTATGATGAAGATGATGATGATTATGATATTGATGAAGATGAAGATTCAGATTATGATGAAGATTCGGAGAATGAAGATTCAGAGGACGAGGAAGAAAATATTTCATTGAATATTTCTGAAAAGGATGAAAATTCATTTACAAATGAAGAAGCATTTAATTCTTTTAATACAATGATTGAAGGTTTGACTGAAACTCAGCGTCAAAATCCCGTTGTAAAAGAAATGATTGCTGATATGAAAGCAAAAGAAGTTACATATCAAATGGAAAAAGACCAAAAACAGAAAAAAGAAAAGGGTAAAAATACACGCAAATTTAAAACTTTGTTAAAAGAGAAAAACGTTATGAATGACGTTAAGTTCTTTAAAGAAAATATGACGCAAGAACAACAGCGAATCGTTATAAAACAAATGGAAGAAATCAAAAAGTTTTCGGATGTAGAAAAACCATATCGTCTACAACTTCTGGAGGCGGATATTCCAGTTGCCTTTAAGGCTTGTGCCTATAAAAAAATCAACACGCTAAAGTATATGGAACCGGGCGCAGGCGAATATTATAAAATTAAAAACTGGGTAGACACCTTTATGCAAATTCCGTTTGGTAAATTTAAACACCTACCAATTACAATTGATGATGGCATTGAAAAGTGTCACGAGTTTATGGAAAATGCTAAAAAAACCCTAGACGAGGCCGTGTTTGGTTTAAATGACGCTAAATTACAAATTATGCAAATGATTGGCCAACTGCTGGTAAACCCCAGCGCGGTCGGAACGGCAATTGCGATTAAGGGTCCCATGGGCACGGGTAAAACCACCTTAATTAAAGACGGCATCAGTAAAATTCTGGGCAGAGATTTTGCGTTTATTGCGCTCGGTGGAGCAACGGATAGTAGTTTCTTAGAGGGACACTCCTACACCTACGAAGGCTCTTTGTGGGGCCGAATCGTAGATACGATTATTAACTGTAAATGTATGAATCCCGTCTTCTATTTTGACGAGTTAGATAAGGTGAGTGATACGCCTCGCGGTGAAGAAATCATTGGTATTCTAACCCACTTGACAGATACGACCCAAAATAGTAAATTTCACGATAAATATTTTGCGGAGATTGAGTTTGACCTGAGTCGGTGTCTCTTCATTTTCAGTTATAATGAGGAAGCAAAGGTTAATCCGATTTTACGCGACCGGATGTATCGGATTCACACCAAGGGCTACGACCAACCGCAAAAAACCACCATCGCTAATAATTATCTGCTGCCCAAAATCCGCGAACAAGTCAAATTTAATTCTACGGATATTATTATTCCGGAAGAAACAGTTCATCATCTTATCACAAACCATACAGAAAAAGAAGACGGTGTGCGTAATCTAAAGAGATGTTTAGAAATTATTCACACTAAACTCAATCTCTATCGACTGATGAAACCCGGCACGAATTTGTTTGAAAGTGATATGTCTATTAAAGTTGAATTTCCTTTAACCGTCACGCCTGAAATTGTAGATAAACTGATTAAGAAAAATACAGAAACCGGATCTTGGACAAACATGTATAGTTAAACATGTATAGTTAAACATTTATATATAAATTTTATAAAATAATAGAATAATAGAATTATAATTATTTTTTATATATATAAAACATTAATTAAATATATTATATATAAATTAATGTTTTATATATAAAATTGATTTAATGTTTTCTTATTAATATACTTTAACTCTAAAAATGACTACTATAGCTCATTCCCCCTTAATCCAATTAGCATCAACACAATTAAGCAAAAAAACGTCACAAGATGCGTTTACATCAAGTAAAACCAAAAAGATTAAAACAAATAATATTGATAAGAAATCTTTATGGGATAAATTTGATGTGGCCGAAGGTACGGAAAAACGTGTAGATATTGAATGTGTTTTTATCAATTCAGAAGAGAAGGATATTTGCCATTGTTGCAATACCGCATTATTTATTACGGAGGAAGGTTTTCAGGCGTGTTCAAATAAATCATGCGGTGTAATATATAAAGTCATTGACCAAGGCGCCGAATGGCGTTTTTATGGCGGTGATGATAATCAATCGTCGGACCCCACGCGATGTGGTATGCCGATTAATCCTTTATTGGAGCAATCCTCGTATGGTTGTAAAATTTTGTGTCCCGCTAAATCCACGTATGAAATGCGGAAAATCCGGCGCTATACTGAATGGCAGTCAATGCCGTATAATGAAAAAATGCGGTACGATGAAGGGCAACGTATATCTATTCTCGCCAATCAAGGGGGCATTCCGCAAATGATTATCGATGAAGCCATGCGCCTACATAAAAAAATATCGGATGCCAAATCTTTTCGCGGGCTTAATCGCGACGGAATCATTGCGGCGACGATTTATGTGGCGGCCCGGATTAACGGTTATCCACGATCGGCAAAAGAAATTGCGACGATATTTCATCTGGATAATACCAGCGCCACGCGGGGGTGTCGGAATGCGATTTCTATTATTAACGAATTAGAAAACGAAATGGAAAATAGTGAGAAAACCTCGCTGGGTCAAACAACGCCGTCATCTTTTATTGAACGCTACTGTAGTCATCTGAATATAAATGCCGAATTAACGAAATTATGTAAATTCATCGCCCAGAAAATACAGAAAAATAATTTAATTCCGGAAAATACGCCGAACTCTATCGCGTCAGGCATTTTATATTTCGTCGCACAGAAATGTAACCTGAATGTGAGTAAGCGGAGCGTTCATAATGTGAGCGATGTGAGTGAAGTCACCATTAATAAATGCTTTAAAAAACTGGAAGAATTACAAGACCAGTTAATCCCGAAAGTTATTATTGATAAATATAATAAGTAGACTATTAAGTATAATAATTAAATAAATATTTTTTTATTTTTTACTATAATTTTTTGGTTTTATAGCTAAAACATATTTAAAATATTATAAATTAATAAAAATATAGCCATACATACATGTCACCAATCTGGGTCCCTCCTGTTGTTAGTTTCGTACTAAATTCATTTACATCCCTAAGATACATAAATGCCGGAGTTGTTGTAAAAGGATTAATTACTCCTTGATTAACTTGGGAAACATGATTTATAACCCATCCATTATTACCACTAATATCACTTGCTCCTGGCGCAGAATATAAAAATGGTGATGTTTGAACCCACATCGTCATTGACTCGTCTTGAGTGGTAATTGCAGGATTATTTGCAAATATAGTTGCTGTAATAGCTTTGCCTGTGGCCGGCAAATTTAAAGGGAATACGCTTAATGCTGCTCTTCCATTTGAATCAGGCACAGTGACATTTAGTGTCGATGTGGTACCACCAAATTCAGTTAAACGTTGCCAATTATTATGAGTAGAATTATTGCCGGTTCCTGCTCCTGTGCGTTTGAAAAGAATGCCTGCTATTGGAGCACCAGAACCAGAACCAGCGCCACCCGGCCCAATTGGGCCATCTGCTCCTGCAGGGCCAGTAGGACCGATCGGGCCATTATATGCTAATTGAAATACCTTTAATAAAAACGCTGGAGAATTAGTATCATTATGATATGGAAAAGTAGTTGTATTACCGGTCCAAGCCAATTTAATTGTAATATAATCATTTGCTTCTAACTCAACTAATGTACTTGCCGATAAAACTTCAACACTTGTGCTTGTTAATTTTTCATAGGTTGATGAATTTAACAAAGGTTCTAGTTCATCATTTTTATAAAAATTAGTGTAACAATTAAAAGAAGTAGTATCCCTTAAAGAAGTCAATTGTACTCTATTTTCAAAATAATATGTTCCAGCAGTAGATACTGTTATTTTTGAATCATTTTTAACATCAGTATCGCCTGATAATGCAACAATGCCTGATGCTATGTAATTATCAGGCCAACGCAATATAATGTTATTTTCATTATTTGACTGGAGTCCGGAGGTCCCAGGTCCTTCACCATTCCAATAAAATTGCCCATAACTTGCTAGAACTCCAATTGCTGGAAGGCCACTAGGACCGGTATAACCAGTAGGACCAGTAGGACCAGTTACAGTAGAAGCATCACCAGTAGGACCAGTAGGACCAGTTACAGTAGAAGCATCACCAGTAGGACCAGTGGGACCAGTTACAGT